CCCGACCTATGCGCCCGGAGTCGCATGCGAGTACCGAGTGTATGGCCGAACCTTTTGGAGCACTTTCGCGGGGAGTACGTGCCCAGCGACGATTGAAGTTCAGTAATGTTTGCGCTGTTCTGCATCGCAGCCCTCGCCCTGGTGACGGTTCTGCTGTTCGCCACCGGTCAGATCGTCTTGGGCGCAATCGCTGGTCTGCTGTGCGTCGTGGGCGTATTTGCCGCGCTCGGCCTGATGGACAAGGTTTTCTTCCCTCAATAGCCTACTGCGGAACCCACCAGCCGCTCTTTGGGTCTAGAGCGTAGGCTTTGCCGCCGCTGTACCTGGTCAGCCCCTTGGGTACATTTGGCGAGCTGAACGTCCCAGCGGTCGGTTCTGTGGTTTGCGTGAATTGCCCGCCCGCCTGAACCGCCCCTGCGCGCGCCGTTGACGCCTGTCCTGCGCGCTGTGCGGCGGCATCCTGTGCGGTCGTCTGTAGATCATGGGCGTGTAGAACCTCCTGCTGCGCAGCAGAGAGAGCTTGGGCGTTATTTTGCCCCCTGATTCCCGAAGCCTGCTGTCCGCGCTGAGCGGCTGCTGCCTGCGCATCTTGTCCAAGTCCCACGCCATGCGCAACCTCCTGCTGTGCTGCCGCTTGGTTGGCCGCTGCGGTATTTGCCGCTTGGATACGAAACCCGGTGACGTTCTGCCGCATATCAGCAATCGGCGACATGGCGGGCTTGAACTGCTGCAATGCGCTCTGCACGCCGCGGTCTGCAATAGCATCCCGGCCGCCAACCACGTTCTCGAGCACGCTTTGAATCAGGCCTTCCTTGGTCAGCGGGATGGGACCCCCCACGCCTACCCGCCTGCGTGCCGCGTCCGTCTTGCTGGCTATGTCATAGGATTGGCCATAGTCCGTACGCAGCTTTTTAACGGCATCCGGCGTCATACCGGTGTCATTGGCCAGCTCGTTGTATAGGGTCGACCGCAGCGCGCCCGCCTCGTTGTCCAATCCCATCCGCTCCAGCGCAGTCATGGTGGCCCCGGAATTGATGTTGTTGTAGGCTGGCTTGGTCAGCTTGTTGATTGCGCTCAGCCGGTCATCGATCTGGCCAAGGGTCGCCTTGCCGTTGCCGTTGCTCTCCCCTTGATATCCGGTGCCCTCAATTGAGACTGGCCGGTCAGCGCTGGGACCAAGTACATGCTGGTCGTAGAAGTCGTTCAGTTCTTGGGCGTGACCGAGGGCTGCTTTGGCTAGTTCCCAGCGGGTGTTGAGTGGGTTGCTGGTGCGCGCCGCGTAATCCTTGATCCCGGGCGTCTGGTTGGCCAGCGAATCCTCAAGCCCTTCTGGGATTCCACCAGGGGGATTGATAGCCTTTGCCAAGCCCGCAGCCGCCTGTTGCGGTGCGGGGACCACACCCTCTGAGGTTGCGGGGCGGATGAACTGCTTGGCCCTCCCTGCGACATCACCGGCAGCCGCCACGGCCGGCTTGGCCGCTTCCACGAGCTTGCTGCCCGCATACGCTCCCAGCGCATCCCCAGCGACGTTCTCAGCTGCCAAGGGGAGATCCATCTTTGCCGTGTTCTGAAATTCTCCTACCCGGCTGGCCACAGCATTGGCGGCATCTGATGCCATCCCCATGGGGGTGGTTTTCATCAGGGTATCGAGTGGGTGCTGTCCGGCATCAGATAGCGCTTGTGCCGCTTGCGGTATCGCCTGCCCGACAACATTCAGGGCACGGCCGCCGACATTGTGGATGGCTGTCGCGGCCTGTCCGATTACGCCCGGTCGCGTGCCTGTCGCTTCCGGTTGGGTGAGTGCATTCCAGCCCATCTTGGCATAGTCCATCATTCCCATGTTTGGAGGACTCTGGACCGGGCTAGCTGGTTGCGGTATGGCGGGCTGTACGGTCCCTGAGTCCTCGTCAACGGGCGTGCCCCATGCCGCGGGTGCCGCAGTGCTTTGCTCGTCGACCGGTACGCCCCAGCCTCCCACTACTTGCCTCCTGCGGGCTGCACATCATACTTCCAGCCGGCCGGCAGAGGTTTAGCGCCCTCTTTCGGGGAAGCGTGCAGCTTACCGCCTGGGTCGCGCGCGTAAAGCATGGTCGGATCTCTCTGAGGCACCGCTTGGGCCGCCACATTGCTACCCACGGTTTTCATTGTTCCGGCCTTGGCGAATACACCAGTAGCGCCCAGCACTTCACCCATGGCTGCCTTAGCCGCGGCGGGGTTATCGCGGAACGAGCCAAGTGCCGAGTCAATTTGCTGGATGACTTCTTTTGAGTGTGACCCGAACATCGCCGCAGCGTGCTCGCCGGCGATCGCTTTAGCAGTAGCGAACCGTTGGGCATCAGGATCTTGAGAACCTATCCATTTCTGGAATTGCTGACTCTGCCCATATCCGGGACCAATGTATTCCGGATGCTTCTCGGCGATCGCCTGCATAGTGCCGATTTCTTTCCTAGCGCTTGTTGCCAGATCGCCCTTCCCGCGCTCTGCCCCGGTAGGCCTGACGTTTGATTGGAAGTGGGAACCGACCGGCTGACCCTGATCGGTGAGCATCGCTCCCGGCAGCGCCTGCCCGTTGACCGTGCCAAATGCTCCCGCCTGGGCATTGATCATCTGCGCCTGAGCGCGGACCATGGCGGCAGAGTGGCCGTCCTCTGCCGCGCGAAGTTTAGCTATGACCATTCTGCCAGCGGGCGTGCTGGGATCTGCATTCGCGGCGTCTGCCTTCGCCTTGTTGAGTACCTGCTGCGTCTGGCGTACATCCGCGAGCGATTGCGCATTCTTTGCGGCTACCGAATCCGGATCATCCTGCTTGTCTATCTGGCCTTGGTTTTGGACCGTACGCTGGTTGAGCCTACCGATGTCGCTGGGCCGCATAATGCTGCCTTCGAGACCTGGGGTCCCAGCCTGCACGGCCTCCTGCGCGGTTACCGGCCGCGGGGTGTCCGCCCCAGCCATAGCGGTCTCTTTGGCTGCCGTCGCTGCGCGCTGGGCGGTTTGCTGCTGAATATCCTGCTGTTGCGCCGCAACCGTCTGTTGCGCCTGGTCATTGCCGACAATCTGCTGCTGGCGTCCGATCAGCTGCTGATTGTGAAGCGTGGTGCCTGGAATTGCGGCCGCAACACCTGGGGCAAGGATGGAACCAGCGACATCAGCCGTCCGCGCCAAACCTCGCAAGAATGGGTTCTGAATCTGACTCACGCCGCTACCGGAATTAGTGAGTTGCGCCAACCTGCTTTGGGCGGTATCCAGCGCAGAGGGTCCCTGCACCTGAGTAGGCGCTGCAGGTGAAACGGGCTGAGGTCCTGCAACACTACTACCAGCAGGCCGCAGAGAAGCGCTTGGGTCAGGGTTTCGCGGATCGGTGCTTACTGGCGACTGAGAAGCGGCGTACATTGCTGGACCGGGCCCGGAGCTATACGACCGCAACCGCTGCGCTTGCTGGGCAGCTAAAGGCACGCCAGGTTGATATGGGGCTGGCGTCACGGCGGGCGGCAGACCCATGTTGGTCGGACTAACTGCAGGTTGAACCTGCTGAACACCGAAGCGACCAGTGTTTGCAGGCTGAACTGCGGTGCGCGCCGCTATTGGCGCAGGCTGCACCGGGTTTACGATGCTGTTGACGTCGCCGCCATTTGGGGGGTTAGACACGCCCGTAGCAAGGCCTCCAATGGGTGACTGCTGCGGGGTGTTGTACGCTTGCCGGCCGGATGCGGTGTCCATGTTTTTGGCGACCGCCTGCGATGGGGCTGCAGCAAGGGTTCCGGTCAATGGCGTCGACACACCTGGCTGATGCGCGGGCGGGCTGTCGGGTGGCGGGCCGACCAATTGTGCTGCACTCGATGGGCTCATGATCTTGGCAAGCATAGCTCTGGGGTCGTCGTCGCTCGAGCTCAGTGCCTGGTATGTCGGGTCTGTAATGCTGTAGCCGCCCATTTATCCCTGCCCTCCAGAACCACCCTTAGCCTGACCCAAGGCGCCTGCGAACGAGTTGCCTAAGGTATCCCAGAATCCTGGTTGCGTGGATGCAGACTGCTGTGTTCCCAGCGCACTACTCGCTTGGCCGCCCGCAGTTCCATATAAGCCAGATTCAGCACTGATCGGCGTGGATGTAGCACCAAGCGCGGTCTGGTTGTACCCGGCTTCGCTGCTGATGCGATTCTGGTTGGAACTGGCAAGAGCACTGGATAGGTCACGAGTGTCCGCCTGCGCCCCACTCGCTGCGGTGGCCGCATTGGCTGCGCTGTTCATCCCGGTCCGTTTAGCCTGGCTTTGAAGCGAGCCCGCGAGCGAGTTGGCGCCGGCGTCGGAGGCGTTGGCCAGCTGGGGATTAATGGTACTCGAATATTCACCACCGGCCGTGTACGGATTACCGGAGACAAACTTGTTCAGCTGGTTCTGATAGTTCCCGATGTCGCTCTGCGTGTTGCCGTATGCAGACTGAGCGTTGCCAAAGTTGGTTGCATTCTGGCTCGAAGCGGTGTTGACAACGCTGGATTCCTGCCCACGGCTCATGGTTTCTCCCTTAAATCGCGCGTAAAGTGCGCCAACTCCTGATCAACGCAGGTAAATCCGGCACGTCGAAGCGGTTTCTGAATCATCTTTTTCAACTTTCGCGGAACGTAGGTTTCTAGCCACCGATAGCCCATAAGCTTTAATACGTAACAAAGCCCGTCACTCTCGCGCTGAGATAAAGCCGTCGCGCGGGGATCACATCCAACAAAGCGGAGTTCGCAGACGGCCTCACAGTAAAAGCACTGCCGAATTACGCCGACATCGTCCACGCCGACAAGAGCAATCGGGATGTTGCGCGCAAACAAAAAAGGCAACTCGTATGAGGTGCCCTGTGCTTGCTGCTGATCTTGATGTAACTGCTGAATCGCTGGTAGGTCTTCCGGGACGGCGGTCCTAAATGAAAGCCTCACTTATGTTCCATGTGGAACATCACTTCACGACAAGCCCGTGCTTCTTGGCATATTCGAGCATGTTCTGCTGCGACGTATTCAGCGCTTCGTTGTGCGTGACAATGGCTGCGGTTGGGTCCAGTTCGCCAAGGTTCGTTTTCGGATGCACGGCCCCGCATGCGGGGCAGGCGTCATGCCCTACCGCGATCTGCAGCAGGTGCTTGTGGCCGCGTTCGTCACGCAGCTCGATCACATGAAAGCCGCTCGCCAGGTCTAGATATTGCTGGTGAAGTTGGTAGCTCATGAGGTTGTGTAGAGCCGTCCGTTGTTGTTACCGGTGGGGCCTCCCCCTCCAGCCACGCCACCACTAATCCCGCCGCTCGCCGTGACGGTCGTGGCTCCCGAATAACTTGCTCCTGGGTTGCCAGCTCCGAGTGCGGTAAGAACGCCAGCCGAAATAGTTGCCGGGCCAACCGTAGCGCCCGTGCCGCCCCCGGTGTCGACGATCGCGAAGGAAAGAGTTCCAGTGATATCGTTCCCACCATTTGTGATGTCATACCCGATGATGTGACCGCTGGTACTGACTGGGGTGATCAGCGGAAGCACGAGGCCAGCGCCATTGGAAATTACAGATGTTGATCCCACGGGGAGCCAAGTATCGGCAAAGGTCTGCGTGAGATCGGATTTCATCTGATAGCGCGATCCGTCCCATGCCACATAAACCGTGCTGCCGTATGTGACATTTAGCAGCGTACCCGCAGGTATAACCTTGCTGTTTTCTCCGAGAATCGAAGTCCATGAAGTGCCGACTCCGCCGCTTCCATATATGCGGATAGTCGCCGTAGCTCCTGCCCCAATTGAATCGATCCGGGCGAAATTTGACTGATTCAAAAGCAGGTTGGGATTATGCGCCGCCGATGTGTCCAGCCCCGCTGCAACTGCCCCACCCTGCTGATAGGTGTACGAGGTATAGGTCCTCTGGTCGTAAGTGCTCCGCAGCCTCCAAAACAATGTAGCGCCGGGGTTGTCAAAGCTCATTGATGACGCTACGGTGATCGGATAGACCACCAGCCCGGTGGTGAAGTTAGAGACTGGAGAGCTAGAAACCTCCTGATAGATCGGCGCGCTGGTTGGGTTGGCTGGCTTGGCCGAACCAGATGCTTGCTGTGGCAGAGTGATGTTGACGGTAAACGTCCCGTTGGCCCCAGTTACAGACAGGGCGCATTGTCCGGGCGGCCCAAGATTCTTTGCCGGAGTCGCATCGACCTTCTGAATCGGTCCGCTGCCGGTCTGGGCATACTGAGACTGAAACTCGTTGGCAATCGCTTGCAGTGTTTCACGCAGGGCCTGATTGCTACCTGCCGCCGCGTTGATCTGGCCACCATTCAATGCGAGCGCCACTATCTGCCCGACCCCGCACGTCCAGAGAATAGCGGTCTGGTGAAGAGCACTGCGCCTTTTACGCCGAAATACGAGTCGGGCGTTTTATTGTTGCTGAATTCGATGCTGAACCATTCGTCGCTTACTCCACGAGCTCCAGCATCATACGCGCTCCACTGCTCTGGGGTTAGGTGATGATCTGGCATCTTGACTTCTCCAGTCGGGAGAGCGCCTTGGTTGCCCATGCCCGGGGACGTGGTGAATAGGCCGCCGACCATCACAGATACAGTCATCGCACCGGCACCTGTAGCGTTAATGCTGACGCCGCCAAGCTGGCTGATCCCTGGCGTTGGCGGGCATGCAGTTCTGTACCGCGAGTCAATGCCTTGCTGTCCATCTCGGTACACCCCCATCGTCACGGCTTGCACAGTTCCATCAGGCGAAGATGAGCCAATCAGTACCTGCGACTGCCGCATGGTGCCAAAGGGGGATGCAAGTGTCGGCAATGCACGTTCTACCTTGACCGCACAGTTTCCGGCGATGTCATCTATTGACCACTTGCGGCCGCCGGGCACATACTTCTCGTTTCCATCCATCGCGGTGAACTTGATGGGGCCCTGCAAGCCTTCGGAGTAATTCAGCGTCAAGGTCAGGTTCGGGGTCAGCGAACCATTGACAGGTACGCCGATGCGCAGCTCTTTCTTCTCTTCGTCCGCGCAGGCCCAAATGGTCTGCTGCACATCCCAGTTGATCGTGGACCACAGGCCGCCGGGAATGTCCGGCATTTCGTCGGAAAGTCTTTGCGGTGCAGGAGCACCCGCGCTATATGCGTAGGCACCAGAGCGATGCACAAAGAACAGGAAGTCGTTGGTTACACAGACTGCCCGCGGTCCGCAGGGTCCAACACCTTCCCAACGCTGATTGACTTGCCAAGTACTGGGATCTGTTGCAGTTGGAGATATAGTGAATCCAGAGCGTTCTTTAAGGCTGTACACTGTACCTTGAAACTCGCGTGCGCAAATACAGAGTTGTCCATTTCCGTTAGCAACTTGGATAGGGCTAGTGTCTCCGTAGTATGACTCTGAATCAGCCGAAAGAGATATGTAGTGTCCCGATCCATAGCCGCCAACTCCTGTAAGTACGATTCTATCAATGCTTGGCGAGTAGTATACGTCCACAGCAGGCGGCGGCAGGATGCAGCGCAGCCGGTCCGTCATGTCTGTGCTGGTTTCGCCTTCAAGAAACTCGTCGGTGAAATTGAAGAATGCTGTCGTGGTTGTGTTGTCTGGGATGACCGTTGCAGTCATCGGGATGTTGGCGCTTACCGTAGCCGATGGGATGTAGAAGAAAGGCCCCACGTTCGTGCCGTCGGCCACGGTGAGACCAATCGTACGGTTGATGACGTTATTGGGACCAATCGGAATGTTGGCCATGTAAATCTCGTACCCTGGCACATCAACGAATATGGACGTGAATGCAGGGACAGTTCCGCTGAGATTGCCGTTTCTGTTAGTGAAAGCAATTGATGCATACCGATACCCCTGAACCCCAGTATCGCTTACGTCCGCAGAGTCTGGTGCAATATTTCCAGCAGATCCGCTCGTGTTACTTGTTGGCGGGGGAGGACCGCTAGCAGAGGCCGATATCGTCGCGGTACTGAGGGGTTGGTAAGTTCCGACAAGAGCGTAGCTACTTGTCGCTGGAGATGGTGATCCGGTGGCAACGTCGCACTCATAAAGCTTCACTCCTGTTACTTGATACAGTGTAGACGGTATAGGAACTTGCACTGCATCATTAAGTACGGTGTCCAGCAAAGATCCTGCTACGGATGGTAGCGTTTCTCCGGTAGAATTGGTGAATGTTGCTACCAGATAAACATCACGACCAGCAGGAAAGGCTCCTGCGCCGGAAGCTCGTTCTGCGGTTGGTGCAGGCGGCGATGCCAGACCTCCAGGGGTCACCCTCGCCGTGTTTGCTGTGGATGGCGCTGCACCACTGGCCGTTGCCGTTACTGTAGCCATTGCCCCTAGCGCATAGCTTCCCACGAGCGCAAAGCTTCCGCTGGATGGTGCAGCTCCTCCCGTGGCAACGTCTGCTTCATACAGATTGCATCCCGTGGGCACATAGGGTGCGGTGAGTCCTCGAATCCAGCCAGCGAGGCTTGCCAGAGTTGGGATTGCCACTTGAACCGCGTCATTTGACGCCGTCGCCACCAAGATCGCTGGACCACTCGCGATCGATTCACCTTGGGAATTGGTGAACGTAATTTGTAGGTAAACGTCTCGCCCCGCTGCAAAGGTACCTCCTCCGCTGTCGCGTGTGATGCTGGGCGTGTTGGGTGATGGTAATCTGTTGACGAGTACGGGGGTTGATTCTGTCCAACTCGCAGTACCATCTTGAACAGTACCGCCTTCAGGCAAGGGCCATGTTGGCTCTCCGCCTTGAGTGGTGCCAGCAACTGAGCATCGGTATAGATGCCCGTTACCGCCCGCCACTGTGGGCTGAACATACTCCCCAACCACGTATGCTGTCGAAGCTAGCCAAGATCCTCCGAGCGGCTTCTGGCCATAAGGGCTTAAATACCGATCCGTCAGAGAGTAAACATTGATCGGAGCTACCGGCGTCTTCAAATTGCTGAACGCCACGAAAGCTCTGTTGTAGGCCTCTGTCACGATCGCGTGTGCATTCACCGGTTGCGTGACGAGAGGTCCCTGCACGCGTATCAGCTTCCCACTCCCAGCCGGCTGCTCGACCAGCAAAAACCCCGAAGTATCGAACACCATCGGGACCTGAAACAGCGTCTCGCCTGGATTTTCCGGGGTATAAATGAGCGATGCGAGTCCACTGATCGGGACGGCATTTTGCGAGGTCATCGCAGTCTGCAGCCCATACCGGGTGAACACGCTGGTAAGCTGGAAACGAACATTCTTCGCCACCGCGGCTATGCCAAGCGGGAGCACGGTCGGATCTTCCGAGCCCACGTAGCCGCCGAATCGAGCGATCGGAGCCGGAGTCATTCCACTAAAATTCAAGCGCCGTTAGCTCTTTTCTTTCGCATGTATTCTCGCGTTCTGGTTCTCTCGCAGGTGACGCACGCCCCTATATTGTATCAGCCACGGTGTCTGACTGCAATGTTCACCTGGCCGCCAGAAATAGCTGTTGGGTAGGTTTGCGTAGTCAACTCGGTGGCAGGAGCGCTGTAGAAGAACAAGTTGAACAATCCAGCACTGTACGCAGACACCCCGACGCCATAACCCTGGACGTTGGCAATTAGGATGTCAACGAACTTCTCATCCAAGCCTGCGGCCGGAAGGAAGTCATCCAGTTCAATCCCGTTCGGGTTGAGCGCCTTTGTCAAGTCGATGGACTCACCGGTTGAGGCTGTGGTGTAGGTTCCAGAGACGGTGATGGAGTAGTTAAAGATAAAATCCTTCGACCCTCCGGGTGCATGTTCGTAGCTGATATAGGACACTACTGATGCCATTTTATTTCTCCTTTAACTTGCTGTTGGAATGCTTAAGCCCCTACCACGACCGCCGCGACCTGATTGCCTGCCTATTCGCCTAATCTGTCCCTGCTCTGACCTGACTAACTCGGTCATGATGTCGTCCATAATTTCTTCATACTTCGCGTTGTAGCTGGTCTCCCATCCTTTGTTTCCACGGATTACTCCGATCAGTGATCCAACCCCATAAGAGACTGCTAGCCCGATGCGCGGGTGCGACGTAAGCACGCTGGCGTCTTCGTTGAGGTCGGGCGGATCAAATTCCCCGCGAATGCGCAGATCCACCTCAATCGTGCACGGGGTAAGCCAGATGACATCGCTGCGATACTCCCAGCCCAGCATGTATTGCGCGGGCTGGATGTCAGGCAGCACCTCGTAATTGGGTATCAGCAGGTAGTACGCCGCGGCCTGTCCGGCCGGCTTCCAATCAATCCGCAACGGTTGGTCGGTAAGCTGTGCGAGCATGCCGCCGGCTACCTGCTGGGCTGAGAGGTTGGGTGTACCAGGCTGAATGCCGGGAACCTCTACCACTCCGATGTCCCAGCTGCTCTGCGTGGAGACAAGCTGGGAACTGGAGTCCTCGTACAAGTCCTGGACGAGCGGGATGAGAAAATCATCCGTGCACCAAGATGCGCGCGGATCGTCCACTAATGACCGTACGCGTCCCTTGACCCGCCCGACCGTGTAACTGCTCACTGGCCCTTAACCCCGCGACCCGCACGGATATGATCCCTCTGCGCTTTTAACTGGTCTGCAATCTTCCATTCCAGCTCTGTCATGCGGTCCATCTCGACGGCACCGTATGCGATCTTTGTATTGCGGTAAGCCTCGAGCGGATTGAAAACGTGGTTACAGTTGGTGCACAGGATGGCACCGGCTTTCGGAATCGCCACGCAGACTGGGCACGGGTCCGGCTGCTTTTCCGTCAATAGGTTCTCATGCATACAAAAGCGTGGAAGCTCGGGGATCAATCCTTCCCGCTTCGCCATCCTTGCCTTATCGCGGTGGGAATCGTTGACGTTCTTGGCCTGCTCCGGGTTCTCGTGCCAGCTGACAGCCTCTTGAATGTCGCGCATGAGCGACTGGTTACGCTTGGTGCGTACTATCCCCAGCAATTGATGGAAGTCTCTTTCCTCCTCGTCCATGACCAGATCCCCGTCGACGTAGGTGACCACAGGCACCATGACCATCTCGCCCTTCTTTATGGTCGATGGGTGGTGGTCGCCTACATAGCAGAGCACGCCGCCAAACCCATCCTTCTCCTGCTGGTATTCACGCATGTACTCGCCGGCTAGCCTTTTTGGAATTTCCGGGAATGGGTCGATCTGATGCACGTTGTCCAGACCGACGCCCTTGTCTTTGTGCCCCCATCTTGTTTGGCCAAACACGTAAACCACATATGGCTGATCCAGCGGGCAGGCAGGTATCTCTTCCGGATGGAACATGCCACCATTGATCTTTAGCGCAATTGGGTTGAGGTTGAGCAACGTTACAGGGCGATCGGAGCCGGTCTGCTTAATTTGCTTCTCAAGCGTTGCGCGCATCGAGTTGGTATGGCGCGTCCCGGGGTCTTTGGCTACCCGTCGCCCGTCGCTCTGAGGAAAGAGCACGTGCATGTTTTCCCGCTGCTGGGCCTGTAGTGGAGTAAGTTCGTTTACTGCCATGATGTTTCTCCTTTGTCGTTTTCCTGCTGGAACTTGAGTTCGTTAACCTGCCTATCGCATAGATCGCACGCGGCGCACTCAATCTCGTATGCGCTCATTCCCTCAGTCCTAGGGTCTTGTTCGATAATCGTCCTCGCCAGAGCAAGCGCCTCCCTGCGAAGTTTGAGCACTTCGCGTTTGCGTTTCATCTCTGCGATCCATTGGCTAGGGCCGGTCGTCATAGAACACCGATATGTTGATTTTCGTTTCCAGTGCGCGCGGCTAATTCCTGCCGCCACCGCGAAGCTTCCAAGCTGGTGCTTTTCATGGGGCTAAGCACATCGCGAAACTGGGCCGCATACTCTTCTTTGAGCTTTTCCTCTTTCCGTTGTGCTGCGTATTCAGCACGCTGGAGATACTCGACTGCACGGGAAAATGGGGTGCCTGTGCGGTTGGCTATGCTGCTCGAATGCCGGGAAATTAGAGTCTGCAGTATGTCTGTGGTCGGTAGCTTTTCCCACGGCCCAAATTGCATCTCATAATCACCGCATTCAGGGTATGGCCCAAGCATGGGAGTAATCCCGTCGGATGCCACGTAGGAGTACCAGTCTTCTGGCGTGCCATAACTAGAAGCAGGACGCCAGCACTCAAGAATCCAGCCTTCCGCCTGGGGATACTTTTGCGTCTCGCGCACCTCTGTAACCACGCGAATAGGCTTGTTTCGGAAGCGCTCGTAAACTACGCCCGGCTGGCCCTCAATCGGGGCGAAATTCAGTCCGCCCTTCTCCTTGGTAGAAAGGCCTTCGGCCCAGTCTGTCCAGACGCCAGCTTCCTTGACAAGACACTCCTCGGATACGATAAGCCGCCATTTTGGCTGGTTATAGGGATTGACCCCGCCGTATCTCTTCAGGAATCGCTGAGTTTCACGCGGTACTACGTGCATTCTTTGCTCCAAAAACGAGGGGGCCAGGATCGCTCCCAGCCCCTGCGTGGTTAGTAGTTAGTTGTAGGTGGGAAGTTTCAACCCGGTAACAGAGCTGATTGCTAATGGATTATCCACGTAATATTGACGGCAGTCGACGTACCAGCATGCCTCATTGGTGGTGGGGTTGCCGGAAGACGGGTCATAGAGCTGGAATACCCACTGTCCTGACCGGTTCTTGAACCAGAACGGTGCGCTGCCCCAAGTGACCTTGCCCCAGGAATCGAATTCCATGAAATCCCAGCGGGTTGTGTCTGCGTGAACGTTTTCGATTACCTCTCTGCCGGCAATCGTGTACTTACCATCGAAGAGCATGTCGAGTGAGCCCGCCTTCCCACCCTGCAGCGGGATGAACTGCTTGGCAAAGCCCATCTCTTCATAGGCCTGTACTTGCGCCATGTGGGTATGCCATACCTGCGTTTTGACTGCACCAGATCCGAGTGACTGCTTGACGCGATTCATTGCGGCACGCAACATCGGTAGCGATATGGGAGCACCCCCTGCAGCTACACCGTTCGCAACTACGTAATTCTGCGTACGGTTAATGCCCAGGAACGTGCCCGTGGTGGCGGTGTTGTGGAAATAAGGAAGTCCGTAGATGAATACCGGGGTGGTGGCAGCAACCGCGGCGACCATGATGAAGTCACCAGCTACCGTGCCCGAAGGTACCACATCCACCGTGATCGACTGAGTTGAGCCGAGCTTGTTGTTGCAGTTGGTCACATAGCAGATGCCTCGCAGAACATAAGCATTGGTCATGACCTGCACTTGCTGGTTCTGCGAAATCAACCGAGCCCCCCAAGGCGTGGAGGTTAGGATGATTGGATTTGCACCGCCGCCAGCATAGGTGGCGTCCACCTGACCGATTTTTCCATCACCGGCTTGCTGCAGGAATTGATCGCGGTTCTTTCTCATCTGAACTGCAACATCGGCTAAGGTTTTGGTCACCGGGTTTTCGGAAACAACCTTTGGGCCACCTTCACCGATGATGTCGGTCAGCTTGGAATATTCCACTGGAATAACGGTAGCCAGCGGGGTGATCGTGCCTTGATCCCAGGTGCTGAATCCGCCCGAGGGAAGGATGCCGCCATCGAGATTCAGTAGCGCGACGTTGCCAGGGAATCCGGTCTGAAAGCGCACGCGGAAGCTGCGCAGGGAAACCGGGGTGATGTCGCCACGCTCGGAAATGCGGTTGTCGAGCGTATCGTCTTTTTCTAAAAGCAGCTTGATGGTCTTATTCAGAGCCTCAAGCTGCAGCTGCTGTGTGGTTGCTGCCTGTCCAGTGACTGCGGCCATAATGGGTCCTCAGCGCCACATGGGGCGCGGGTTAGATGTTGGGTCGCATCCAGGCACTTAGCCGGGACGGCATGTTTCTGCGAAGGCGCTTACTTGACTCAGGTGCTCTATCGCCGGGAGGTGGCGGCGTTACCTCTTCTGAGCGAGTCGAATTAGCGCGGAACTGATAAACTTGTCTTGCAGCGGTCGTGCCGGGCTGGCAGGCTGCCTATCTGCTTTAAGAGCGCCCAGATAATCGCGCTGGGAGGTCGTGGGACTAGCAGAACCACCGGGTCCGCCACGCGGGGGCCCGTAGCTCAGAAGATTTGGGCCCGCTGCAACCTTCTTACTGCAACTGCAAATTGACGACACGCTGCAAGATATTGCCTTCTGCGCTCTTGTCGAAACGTCTGCCGGGGTTAGCTTTGATCCACTCCCCTTTGGCAGTTTCGTAGGCAGCATCGGCGGTCATGGGTGTTCTCCCAGCAGTCACCGCTCCCGTTGAACCTCTGGTGGGCTCGGTCTTGCGGGTGTTGTCAATCTGCCCGTCGATCTTGGCGCGCTTAGCTGCGGAGGCGTTGGCGATCTGCACTCCCGCTTCCCTCAACTCTTCGCGGGCAACGCCTCCCAGATACGTCTGGTAAGCGCGATCAATGGCAGCCACTCTGCGGGTGCGTGCGTCATCGCCCATAGGAAGCCGTTGGAGGTTATGCATCTGAGCCTGTAATGTCGGGTTGGCAAGAATCTTCCCAATCACCTTCGAGGCGATGGCTTTAGGCAAGATGTTCTTCAGATAGGGGCTGACGACGCCGCCCTGCTTCTCGACGCTGGCCATGATCTTGGCGATTTCGCCATTCAGCCGGTCCTGGGCTGCGGTCTGCATGGTGGTTTCGAACTTCTGCCGCTCGCCAACCTTTTCGCCCTGCTGTTTTTGCTGCCACTCTTTATCGCGGGCGTCCTGCTCCTGCTGTCGACGCTGCTGTGCAGGTGTCATGTCCTGCGTTTCAGGTGCTTCGACCACTTGCCCCAGAAGATCGTCAATCAGGGCTAGCCGTCCCTGATCCAGCCGGATAGCGGCGTCCCTTTCCTCGTCGGTCTTTACCCCAACGTGGTATTGATTTGCATCGAGACGCTTCTGGATGTCAGATTTTCGGTCCTCCATCTCAATCGCCCAAACATTATCGAGGAAGCCGTGCAGATCCTCCCCGATGACCGGCTGGTCGTCCTTATAGAGAACGTTGCCGGTATCGTCGCGCTCGTAAGACAACTCAGTCAAGCGCGCCAGAGTCTTGAGCGTTCCTTCTCTGGTGGTCGAGCCCATGAAGGTTTCGCGCACATCGTTCCATTCTGCTGCAGCTCCTACCGCAGATTTCGCCGATTCGAGGTCAGGGAAGATTTCCCGGTATGGCTTGAGTTCCGCGGCTTCGCGCGCCGTCTTGTGCAGGCGCCCATTTAGCTTGGGGTCGTCCTGCAGCAGTTTGGCGAAGTCTGCGTTCTCCGTAATCATCTGCTGCAGGGCTTCCGGGGTGACGATGGTCTCAGGCTCAAGATCAAAGTCCGGCTCTGCGGTCTCTGCCGGCTTTTCTTCCGCAACGGCGTCGGGTGCAGGGACTTCGACCGGGGTATCTGATACAACCGGCTCAGCCACTGCAACCGCTTCCTCAACCGGGGCAGGCGCATCTTGAACCGCAGCTCCAGCCGCCAGCTGCTCAGCCAGCACGGCCTGTGTGTATTCGTTCGTGTTGCGGAACTGGCCTGGATCAACATGGCTGGTTACGCCAGAGTTGCGGCCGAAGGTTGGCTGTGCTGCAGCAGGCGCTGCTGCTGGGGCTGGAGAGGCTGCAGGGGCGCTAGACGGTGCTGCGGCAGGTGCTGGGCTAGCTGCGGGCGCGGAAGTGCTTGCCACCGCTGGGGCGGGTGCTGCTACTGTTTCTGCTGGCATGTGGTCCTCTTATTGAATAGAAGTCTTATCTGCGGCGATCTGTTCGACCTTGGCCGCAAGCTGTATCAGTGAATTAGCCGCAGCTGTCTGGGCTTGCAGGCTTTCTCCCTGACCGAGCTTGCCTGTCTCAGCGATCTTGAGTTGGGCTGCCATGGCTTCGGCACCGTCCTGGCGAACCAGAGAGAGCATGTTCTGCTCTTGTGGCGACAACTGCGGCGGCGGTTTCGGCGGCGGGGCCGCGGCTTGCATCGCTGCTCCCTGTTTTGTTCCTTCAGCCGCTCCTGCTGCCTGAGCATCCTGCACATCGTATGCAGCCCCCATGGCTATCAAAGCGAACAGGTAGAGCAAGATGTTCTGGAATCCCTGCGGCTTGTCATCGGCAATCTGCGGCTTATCCTGGCAATACTGCCAGATGGTCTGCTTCCCAACCTTTACCGCGTCTGGGTTGTCATCGATACCCTTGGTCGGCATGATCGATGGCTGCAGCTTCGGCTGGCCAGACTGTGGATCGACTGCAGGTTGACCAGTCTGCGGATCAATGACCGGCATAGGTTCGGCCTGCAGCAGTTTCTTAATGACCATCAGCACCTTGGTCCGCATCGCCGCACCGGGTACCACCATGCCCGATACACCCATCGCGTCCGCTGCCTGTTCTTGGTTTGCAGGGTCGTCAAAGATCGCTGCAGCCACTGGGTTGTTTTCTGCCGCGGTAATCAGGTCCATCCAGCGCTGGCGTAGCTCAGAAGCCGATACAGGCAAGCCTTGATCTGTGTCCGCATAGGCATGAACGCTGCCCTGCAGATCATCCAGGCGCACATACTGATTCTGGTAGCCGTCCTTTTCTTCGATTACGTCCTGGAGGTCATCGGTGAGATTGTCGGCCGCACATGCTACAGCACGTTCATCTGCCGCCGCGTGCTCATCTTTCAGATTCTCCCAGTAGATGTTGAGCACTCCCATGGCTGTACCCAGTTGCTGCTTTTGGCCGGCCGCTGTCTCAATCGAGGGGTCGCCCTGACCGCCGTATACCTGGGGAGGCACCATGGCATACATCTGGGCGTCCATCATCTGCTCTTTGCAGTAGGCCATCGCCTCTTGAATCTTGAGTTCAATTTCAAACTGCCATAGAGCGTCTTCCAGCTTCATGGAACCCGGCGCACCGGTCCGTTTCAGCTTGACTCCGTTGATGATTCCCGGAAGCAGCCGCTTGCCCTGCATCGCATTTCCGCCAATCAAGTCATCGTTGCCCAGGATGATCCCGGAAACGCAGCGGTCGATACCCTCCTGCAAGATATTGGACAGGTCGTTGTAGTCCTCCTGAAATGGGACAACTACGTCCCCAGGCGCGGGAGGGAACATTTTGAAGTTCTCGTGCGTACCAGCCCAGGTCCACTCTTTGTTGAGGTCAGCCTCTTTGGCAGTAAGGAACGTTTCCCCAGTGTTGATCAGCAGGCAACCACTAGGGAAGGCTGCTCTCATCCGCACGCCGAATTCCTGATCATCCTCAAGATCGAATGCCCACGGCTGAATCCATGTCCGCGAAAGCGTAGGCTTCATGTTGGAGAGAATGTCCATCTGGCCGCTGGTTTGTGAATAGATTTGCTGCCTTGCAAGCCGATCGATGGAGCCGTTGGAAGAGAGCACGCTGGACGCGGACGCCTGGATCTCCTTGTACATGGTCGGATAGGCCGCGCGTAGTGCCGCAATATGAATCTCGACCTCCAGGTTGAGGATTGGCGTGTCGAGCAAGCTGCTAGCGCCAGGGTCAGCATCTATTTCGAGCGGGCTATACAAATTCTGAACGACTGCGCCCTGCGGAACCTCTTCAGTCCCGACCTGTTGCGTAACCGGCCCGGTCACGGGGGGATAAAAGCTGTCATCAAGCATGCGCTTTCCGCAGTTAGCGCACTGTTGCGTCCCGGCCGGGTTGTCTGCGCCGCAGCTGTAACAGTGCATGCGCGCGGGCATGATCTCGGTCTCAGTCGAGTTGTAGATTGGCTCTTTCTTGGTTCCAACCCGCTCTGCGCTCACGATATAGCGTGTATGGCGGAAGGCAGCACCGCAGTTCCACATATAGAGCAACTGCCCTTTGAGTAGCGACGCCTCTTTGTTGTCGCGCTCAACTATGTCGATGAGGATTTGTGCGGCTTTGGCTGTGGCTACGTCAGCAAGCTCCTCCGCGTTCACCGGCATCCACTTTGACTTGGGCACCTGCGGACAAAGCGCAGCAATGAACCCAACGCACAACATTTGAAAGAAGTTCTTGCACTTTTTATAAATATCGGTGTCGTCCGCGTTCTGCTCATGCGTGCCGTTCCCGATGCCAGAACCGAACCAATCGCCTCCGCCCACGAACTGCGTGCTTCCTGGCTCGAAAGATATGTATTGATTGCCCTTGAAGAACTCCAGGTTACGAACGCAGCGCTGACGCAGGAACACGCGGTTCGCGGACCACTGGTCACGATATTTTCTTACGAGCGCAATGAGTGCCCGCTGGTCATCCTCGGTGATGCCACCGCTATTCTGGGGATCTTGCGCGTCGCCAACCATCGGCGCGGAGCTTGTGTGCTCCTGGGATGGCTGCTCTTGCGGTGGGATCACCTGCGATTGCTGTTGCATGTCGAGGGTGGGCGTTGTGGCCAATCTAAGCCTGTTTCTTTCTAAATACGGCGAGGGTAGACTTTACGAATTCAGCGCCAGCCGAGCTCTTCCCTGCCTGCTCGGCTTGCTCAAGTGCAGCGGTTACTTTGGCAACCGGCTCGGGCGTGATATGTGCCACACTTGGGCCCCGATTGACCCTATTGCGATCGCGATTCATCTTCCATTCGAGATAGTGCGCGCGCTTCGAGGGTCGCAGGGATGCCATATATATTTGCTCCTGCTCCTCTTCGCTAATTGATTCCTCCTCTGGTTCCGTAATTGGTGATGAATCTTGCGAGCTCGGCAAGGTGAAGAGCGGACCACCCAGCCCCAGAGTTGCTAGACGGTCGTATAAAATCTGCCGCTCGCGCTTCAGGTCGGAGATTTCCGCCTTCAGGTCCTCGTACAGGAATCGGGGTATCCATGGAAGCCTCCACATCTAGTTGCACGCCAGTGCGAAGATGTATGCCGTCGACACCACCGGAGCAGCGGCCACGGCAATAGTCGCAACACCTCCAGTGATTGATACCGTGAATGCAGGTGGAACGTTGGCGCCGACGCTCTGGACGGTGCAGTCCATGTTTCCTGAGGCTGGAGCGGTCCCAACTGTCTCCGTAAATAGCGTGCCAGTCGTCGTCGCTGTCCCCGTGGTCACGTCCGCGGTGATAATGTTGCCGGAAGATCCAGCCGCAGTTAGAACAGTTGGGGAACTGCCGGCCGCCGCACCTGCTGCAATTGCCGGAACCGTGCCGATGCTCCCAAGCAGAGAGTAGGTAGGAATATAGTGAGTTCCATTCCATCGATAGGTTGGGTAGGGCGTGAGGTTTGACGCCACAATCGATACGTATGGGCTTCCAGCGGCGCCGTAGATGGTCGTCGCCGTGCCGCCGCTATTGAACCACGCAGCATCAAGCTGCACCACATTCATAACCCCAGTCGCCACGACCGCATTAATTGCGTCCTGCAGTCCGAACGTTCCGCTGGTGATGTACCACGGCGCCGGGTGGGCATTGCTGGTGGTGAAGGTCGCTGTGCATGCACCCCCCTGCACAACCACGGTAGGCGTGATAATTTCGTCAATCGCCGGATTGCCGGGGTCGTTGATTTTTATCGGCGTCGATGCCGCAAGGGCATAAGTGTTCACCCCTCCTGCCGAGATTGCGCATGAGGCAATCGGCACCAGGGCATTGGCTCCAGCGATGAGGTTGGTGGTCCCGGGCGCGCGCCACTGGTTGAACTGAGTGGCTATACCTGCCTTGGTAATTGTCTGTGCAAAGCCGGTTGCCGACAGGCACAGAAGGGCAACAACTATCTTTTTGCGAACCATGTGTTTTCTCCTGAACTCTTGGATTTGCTATAGTGGTGCGGTGAACTTCTTACGCTTCGTCTGGCATTTGCTGATTGAGTCTCTACCCGGGGCTCTTGGGCTCGCGTTTTTTATCGCCGTCTCAGCAGGCATCGTCGGACTGATTACGTATTGGGTTTCCCGAAGGAAAGGGCCGCGCTACTAGCTACCAGCCAAGCGCCGAGAATACCAGAACATCGCTTGCCGCAGTTGTGCCTGTAACAGTGCAGCTTGCCGTACTATTGGCACTTTGCGGAAGTACCGTGTGAGACGTTTGATCCATCACATTGCAGATATAGCCGTGAGCTACAGTGGGTAATGGGATTACCGCCGTGCAGGTTCCGGCTAAAGAGGTAGTAAAGGTTCCTGCCGTAGCACCGCCCGCTTGCGCCGATATCGTACCGCATCCCGTGATCGTTGGCGACGTACCGCCCGCCAGAGTTATCGCGGCCAACTTTAAGCGGCAAGAGAAGTCCCCTTGCGTGCCGTCGCCGCAAGCAACTACGTTTGCAGCCGAACGCGAGAAGGCGGTGTCAGCGGCGGCGTTATTGGCATATTGAGCCTGAGAACTCCACCCAAATATCGAGTTAGCACCAACCGCAAAAGCGTTGTTGTAGGGGGAGCCCGCCGTTGTGATATAAAACGGCGTTGTGTTGCTTGTAACATCGAACAGAATGTATTGCCCGGTCGAGCTGATTTCGTCATACCAGGTATGGGGGCCAACCATCTGGATTGTAGCGTAGGTCGTGTTCCCCAGAATGAGGTTCCCGCCCGTCACATAAGCGTTTCCAGCGTTGTCCCATTCAATCGCAGAGTTTCCGGGCATGCCCAAAATGCCGCGGCTGCCGGAGTTATTGTTGCCCTCATTGAAAAATTGCAGCGTGGCAGCATTGCCCGTACCGGTGCCTGTACCTACTAAAGTCTCGCACCATGCCCCATCGCCTATGTTTGGACACAGGAAAGACCTCGGTGTGGCACCAGCCACGGTATTGTAGTTGGTATCTACAGCAACCCCGGATTGTGCTGTGCCGTTTGATCCTTGAACCCCGTACTGGTTGGAGATATAAAGGGTCGCGCCTCCTGCCACGGATGTGTTCGTCGCTAGTGCCGTAGCCGAGGACGAACCATTAAATATGATCCCGTCGAAATTCAGGCTATTTGTCCCGGTGGCCGCCAGGACCGTGCCAGCGCCCGAGCCATCTTCCTCTGCTGTGATAAATAATCTTTCTCCCGGTGCTCCACTTATACCGTTAGCATTAAAGGCGTTGTTGAACTGCACGCATCCACCGCCAGGGCCGATGTGGTTGCAGTAGACAGTCAGCGAGCCGCCGTAGAGTATCCCGTTGCCGTTGAACACAATTCCATAATTCGATCCCTCCGCGGCTAGCTGAAACTCGAAGTTGTTGTAGCCGAAAGAGTAACTGCTGTCTCCTGAGTTCTGATTGAAAAGCACACCGGTCGTGCATTGCCGCTCAAGATTTACGCTGTAGGATCGGTTTCTTTCCGTAAAGAGACCCGTTGCGGAGTTATCAAATTCGAGACAGGTAGCCGCATTACCGGACCCGCCATAGGGCTCAAATTGTAGATCGTGAAGCGTGTAGCCGCTCGCGCCGTTGAAGTGCATAAGAACTTGATTACTGGCCCCGCTGCCGTCGATTTCAAAACTTGAAACCCCCGATGCGATCGAACCGACGGTCGTAGGGTTCATGGTGAATTGAAAACAGTCACCCGCTACCGTGCAAGTGATGATGGTGGCGTTCTTGCCATATCCAGTAATCGATATCTGCGGGGGGATGTTTGTGCAGGCCGTGGTCATCGTCAGCGAGGTGGAGTTGGGTAGCTGGATTACGCCCCCAGTCGAACCGAGAGCAGTGACTGCCGAGTTGCACTGCGCTCCAATCTCGGAAGCGGAGGATAAGTAGAATACGTTTTGCAACTGCGCAAGTCCTGCGATGGTCGTGGTGGGGGTTCCAGAAACGAGCGGGGTACTGCCAAGGGTGTAATTACCAGTGCCGATTGACTGACCCGGCACGCCGTTACCTCCAGTGCCCTGCGCGAGAGCCATACCAGATGCCAGGAATACGAATAGCGCTAAGCTACGGAGAGACATTTACGACTCCTATGTTCTCCGGCACCAGCGTCGTCCCGGTATACGAATTGAATGTTTGCATCGAGCAGGTATTTGCCTGCGATGGATATGGAGAGCACGATGGGCCTACGCAAATTCCCCCATGGATTGCGGCGGCCCAAGTCCATGCGTAGACCGTGGACCCTTCACATATCTGCATAGCCAAGCGACTTCCGGCCGCGATACCTGTCACGGTTGCCGTAGCGGCGGAGGTTAGGGTTATCGTTTGCAGTGGGCCGTTCGCCAGATTGATGACTGGTGTACCGGAAGCGGTAATCGTGTAAGGTGATGCGCCGCTACTCGTTACGCTGCAGCTTCCCCCCAACTCGCAGGGCGTACTGTTGATGGTGATGGCCTGCTGGCCGGTGGTGGCTGGACCAACCCCGTAAGGGGAAATGGAACTCAGGAGATTTCCGGGAGTGAGCGGAGCTACTGGAGCGACAACGAAGCCGCCAAACCAAAAGGCTCCCGTCGCCCCGATCGGAGTGCGTGCAGCCACGGCCAGGTAAGCGCTGCCGGATGTAGTCGGCGTGCAAGTGAACGAGTAGAGCGTCCACGTTGTCGTAAACGCTGTGGGTGATATGTTGGTGCAATAGTAGGCCGGGATCGACGTATCTTGCAGAACAAATGTCGGCAACCCAGTGAACGTGCCATCTCCCTTACCCCAGAAGCTGGCGATGTAAGTCTGCCCCGCCGTGAAGCTAACTGCTGAACCATACTGCAAACCATTAAACCCGACGCCAGTATCAGAGTTCGCGGTAATGTCGACTTCTTGCGAGTATGTGTAGCCGGGTGGTGGCGACGAGTTGGTGCGCGTGAGGGTGCAGGTAATAGAACCGAAGCATCCGGTAACGTAAAAGTCGGTTCCGATTGTGCTGCTCCCGGTGGAGAAATTACCTAAGCCACTCATCACATCGCTGCCCACTGATTGGAGCGTGGTTCCGGGAAGTGCCGGGGGTTGAACATAACCCGGGTTAGAGTAATAGGTGGCGACAAGTGGCTGAGCGAGAAACGATAACTCAACTCCAGCCGACGTGTCATTGACCGTGTTGGCATAGGAGCCGAAGATGTTGCTGATGTTGGTCAGGCTTACGTTGGCCACACTGCCGGAGCTGTTCGACGCAATCTGCACCATCGCCGAACCGCCCGTTACACCCGTCGACACAATACTGTCAACGCTACAATTCTTGCAATCAGCAATGCTTATCCCAATCGATGATGGTGTCCCACCACCATGTTGTCGCTCTATTCCCACATCCTTAATGTGGATATCGCAGGCAAGAGGCGACCCGGTTCCGTCTCCTTCGATGACAATCTCTGGACTGCCTCCGAGAGCGTGCTCGATCTGGTCCCCGGTTACCCAGATTGGACCCACGTTGCACCCACCTCCACCTGTTCCCTGAATGATCAGAGGGGTTCCGGTGATAGAGTCCACTCCATCAGAGACGTTCAGCCAGTTATTGGTGATCTGAATTGATCCGCTGTCTAGAATCATCATGCAAGCCGTGTTGCACACGCTGATGGTATTGCCATCAAATGAGGTATTAGCATACGTGTGGCTGGCGTAAATCAAGCCTTTCGATACTGTCGCACCGGCGGCTCCGTAGATGCAAAGCCCATTGGCGGTGAAATTCTCCTGCGTCCCATCGGTGTGCGCTGGCCCAACGATGGCTGTCACGCTTGCACCGCTTGCCAGATGAATCCCGCCAGCATTGGTGCATTGCCCCGCTCCTGGCCCAAGAAGCATGCTCCCGTTGTCCAGCGGGAAGACGATTCCCCCGTCTGATTCGGTGATGGTCAACGTGGAAGTTGGGTCTTGGAGCGTGATTACCTGCTTTGTCGGCGTGCTGCATGGGACACTCGCTGCGATGGTTCCCGTCAATCCAAGCAGGTTGATCGTCCCACCAGCCGCAGGTAGCTGTGTACATGCCGCGCGAATCCACGCATCCGCAGTCGTTCCCGAGCACCATGAAGGCGCAGGCGAGAGGCCGCACGAAGCTGGATAGACTTCGCCGTTGATGTTCGGCGCAAACAAAGTTCCGTACATCGTCCCGCCGGATAGGGGCAATCCACTGCCGCTGATAGTCACTGCAGCATAGGCCGAGCCGCCCCACTGATACCACGTGTACGGGGTAGTCGTGATGTCGACCAGTGGCATGCTGGTGTTGCCATGTACGGAAGCGATGACCGTTGCGGCGTTTCGCGGCTGAATCAGTGCGTACCATTCCGCGTTGAGAATGACGCTGTTTGGCCCTGCAATACCTTGCTGGTTTGCTGTGATTGCCTCTTGCAGGCCGCCTGTTCCGGAGGTCAGATAGAACGGCGGCACGTGCGTGTAAGTCGTGGCCATGTTGATGACGCACTGCCCGATGTATACGCTGCTTGGGGTGGCTACTTCTGTCAGCGCGGGATTTGAATCAACGATCTTTACTGCAGTGCCGACACTGAAGGCATCAAAGTTCTTGTTTCCACCGCTCACCTGGCATGTAGCGGGCGGGAATTGGAAAGCGCCTGTGCTCTGGCTGGCAACCTTGAACTCGCCGTATTGCGAAGCGATGATCTGGCCTTCCACGTTCTGTGCCTGCACATGCGTGCAGCACAGCAGGAAGATCACGAACGCCAGAAGGCTTTTAATGGCAGCTCCATGTCGACCCGTTCGAAATGGCGATCATGTAATCCGACCCGCCCCCAGTGCAAGTTCCCGGAGTGAAGGTGGTTGCATCAGTGACCGTAACCTGTGCCCCTGCACCAGAAGTTGATGCGGAGGGCAAAGCAGCTACCGTGTAACCGGTCGTCTTAATGATTTGCGCGCCAAGAACGGAGTTACTGAAATTAGCCTGACATTGACCCGTCGACCCAGTGGAGCAGGCAAAGTTGAGCGCGGTTACGGGGTTGGTTCCAGCGCCGATCTGGTTGGTAATTACCCAGTTGCTAAGGTGAGCCGTCGAGTTGTAGTAACTGCCCGAGAGGGTAATGTTCCCAGAGCTGTAATTCGTTCCGCTGGTAGCCGTGCCCAGCGTATTCGCCGTGATGCTCACCGAGCCGATGCTGGACGGGTTGAAGGTTGTAGCATTCAGGGTCCCGATATTTGCTGTGGTCGCGTTGATGATCGGCTGCCAGTCGCCCATGGCCTCGCCAGCGGAGAGGTCGTTTCCAGTAACCACCAGCCCGGATGGAGCTTTCGTTGCCCAGTCGGAAGTTGCGGCGATCGTCCCGGACTGAGTTACAAACTCTTGCCAGTCAGCCGCGGTCGTCCCTCCGGAAAGAGAGGCAGAGGTCCCAATCGTGACCTGAGCTAATGCACTTGCGAAGTAATAGACCGCGTTTCCCTTCGCGGTAGCGCCATAAGAATGTGTTCCAGATACCGCGCATCCCGTGCCCGCAAACGGCTGGTTGAACTGAAACCCCTGGTTATAAACGTTGTCGAGCTCCGTGCTTTCATAGGTATCGTTCGCGCAGATGGTCGCGATTCCGTTGGTAATAAAGCTGGGATGGATGTGGATGTGGTGCGTGTCCCCGCCATTGTCATAGATCCCGGCGCCGTAAGGGCTGCTGGCATAGATGGTGATGTCTTTGAGCGTCGAGTCCGAGGCGTTATTGTAGATGCCCCACTGCACAGGGAAGTAGCTGTAGGCGGCAACGTCGATGGTTCCCGAGCAACCTGTTCCTCCTGATGTCGGGGCCGCTACGGCGGTTATGACCCCGGAGACAACGGTGAATGGATTGCCTGACCATGTCGGCATGACTGTGCAGGGCTGGAAAGACGTACCCCCTTTGTATCCGTTGATTTGCAGGTAAAGAATGTTGTTGGCGGCGGCCGGTAGGTACCCAGACCCACCATTGACAAGCGTGAACGATGTCAGCGTGGTGCCGGTCAAGTTCGCGGTGATCGTAGCCGTATTGTGATTTGTGGGCGAAGTGCCCATGGTGATGTTGTTTGGATAGACCTGAAATCCGTCGCCGCCCGATTCACCGAAACGTGCGAAGAAGTTCCCCGAGTTCCCCGTTCCCAGAGGTGCAGGGTTGTCCCACTGCATGTTGTCGAAATGGCTTTGATTCAGCGCTCCCAGGTCGAAGATCGAGGAGGCTACTTGATTCGGCTCCCAGTAGGCGTCTGACACGTCAAGAAAGGTAAACGCTCCACCTGTGGCACGCTGCACCATGGGCACGGCAGCCGTGCCGGTGAAATTCCAGGTGCCGCAGAAGATGCCGCAGCTTTTGATGTTGACCGAGTAGAGGCCGCCGGGCTCAATCCAGCCAGTCATATTCCAGCTACCAGAGCCAGCGCGCAAGGTCTGCTGCTTGCTAGTGGCGGCCGCCTTACCTGCCGCGCTAGCGAAGGCGCAATCTGCTTGCGTGGTGGCGTCAGAGGTTGCTTTTGGCCACCATACCGTAACGTTGCTGGTCGGAGTGACCGAGGAATTCGGGTAGGTGATGGCTACGTAGTTTCCCCCCGAGTAACTCACGTTCTGGCAGAGCGGGTAGTTCGTCGCGGTCACCCATGCTACCTGCGTCTGACCGATTCCCGTATATGGTCCGCCAGTGAATCCCTCGACCCAAATTTCATCGTTGAGGGAGTTGATGTTTAGCGTGGTGTAATTCGAGTTGGTGACTTGCTGCTGGATGTATTGGGTTTGCGCTGTGCCGAATGACACCGGGACGCCACCCGGAGCGAAGGTGGTTCCTGCTCCCGTAGACAGAGGGGTCTGATATGCGGCCGTGGCTGTCTGCGGACCAAAGTAGTCAGTACCTACTGTAGCTGCTGCCGCCGAACCAGCAACCCCAGCACCCTTGAGGAGTGCCACCGTGTTTGGGATGGACGCGGTCGCCGAATTGCCCAGCACGAACGCGTCGGTCGCCACCTTGGTCGTGTTGTCGCCTGTCGTTTGAGTCGTTGCTGTTGTGGTGCCGGGCAGGGCCCCTGGAACAAGAAAGTCTGTGCCTGGAACCGCTGGAATTACTCCGTTAGCAGCGCCGTTGCCCTTCAGCAGGTTGCTGGTGGCTGGAGTGTTTGCGCCGCCTGTTCCATTTGCCGCGTAGGCCGAACCATTCCAGGTGTAAGACGTGTACGGAGTCGTGGTTACGTCCACTAGGCCCAGCGTGGTGCTTCCTTTGACCGCAGCAATCACAGTCGCTGGATTACCGGGCAGCACCTGCGCATACCAGTCAGCGTTCAGGATGACGGTATTTGCGCCGCCTGCCTTCGAGAGCCCGTTGATCAGTGCTTCCTGCAGGCCGCCTGTGCCTGATGTCACATAGAACGGCGTTGCATGAATATGGCTTGTCGCCATCGATATGGTGCAGGCGTTTATCTGCACTGAGGACGGCGTATCGATCTCGTTCAGCAGGGGGTTCGAGTCAACAATCTTTACCGGCACACCCACGCTGAACGCATTGAAGTTCTTGCCACCACCAATCACCTGGCAGCTGGCCGGCTCAAATTGCAGCGATCCGGTGGCGATGCCTGGGACTTGGTATGCGCCGAACTGCGAAGCAATGATTTGGCCTTCGACATTTTGGGCATAGCTATCCTGTCCGAGCAGGCACGCAGCGGCGATCGCCAGAAGAGCGAGGAGTTTTTTCATCGAATCGCTAATTTTGTTCGGTCAGCTACGCCCTGCGCGCCTGCCCACGGAGAAATGAGCGCAGTCAGGCAGAGCGCCAGGAACAGCACTGCTTTCTTCAACATGGGTTTTCCTTTTTTCCCCTGAAACTTGATTTAGAGCGAGTGATTCTCAATTACTGAATCTTGCTGCCGCTGATACTAGCGCCTGAACTGGCCGAGGCCGTCAAACATCCCGGCGTGACTAATCCAGCCGGCAGATTGACGTTGCACAGCCACTGCGGAAAGAGCGGGTCGTATCTGCTGATGGGGCTCGGCGTTTGGTATCCGTAGGGCTTGGCCAATGTGGCTGTTGGCATAAAATTGGCGATCACGGTTGCCATGCAAGCCGGAACACTGGCATAGCTACCGCATGAGGGGACTCCTGGAGCAACTGCGCTAGAGAAAGAGGGGCTCGTGCCGACTATATTATTCGGCCCATACGAGAACCCGGTCGAGCTGGTTATGCCCTGAGTTGTCCCGCCAACTGCGTAAATGTAATCCTGGTACACGTGGTCGGTGCCATTTCCGCTACTCACGGAAAAGCTGTATACCGGAGTGGTACCGCCATTGCACCCATTTGTTGCCGAAGTCGCGACTATGTTTTGAAACGATTCGATATTGAATGCTTCGTAGATAAGCGTCTCGCCGCAAACAAAGGCCGCATAGGTTGGCCGGGTATCAAGGTTGTTTCCCCAGATCGTATTGTTGCGAATGTATATCTTGGCGAAAGGACCGGGCCCATTAGAATTGTTGAACGTCTCGACTCCCCGGCCACCGTTGGCGATCAGAATATTGTTGTCAATTACACCCTGCTGCCCGTAGTTTGATAGCCCGGTCTGGACGCCGTCCCAGGTGTCGAATATTACCCCCTCCCCGTCAGAAGGGGTGCCTACGTTGCAGGGATTTCCGTTGAAATTGTCCCAGGAGAAGTTCCCAGCAATATAGATGTGGGTTCCTGGTTTGGTGTCCGACGCCACCGGCTCGTAGATGCTAATCCCGCTGCCGCAATACGAAGACCCCCCTGCATCGTTGTAGGTAATGTTCCCCAAAATAGCTATGTAATCCACGCCGTAGGTACTGTTTTCCGACGATGCTATACCGTTCAATCCACACCCGCTCGCAATGTTATTGGCGAAGATAATGTGGTGGATAGAGCTCGCATACGGGTACATCAAAAAGCACGGTCCAGAGGTCGCCGACCCATCCGCTTCCCAGCCTTGCACGCCCCAATAGCTTGTCTGGACAGTCATGGCATTCTGGGAGCTTGTCATTCCGCTGATCTTGCAGGCATCGAAAGTAGCACAAATGAGCCAGGCGACATTGTTACCGGCTGGACATGTCACCGTGCCGAATGTCTGGAAGTTAGCAGGAGAATAAGAACTGGATGCCGCTGCAGTGATCGTATCTCCGCAATTCACCGCGTGATCCGGCGTAAGCCACGGAGCACCTGCGCTCGTTCCATTATTCCCGTCGCTGCCGGTAGCGGAGAGATAATAGCTCGCGGCCCAGGCCTGGACCGAAAATGTAAGCAGTACAAAAACAATAAGTTTATTCATCTTAGTGAAGCAGCAGGGTGAATCCGAGATACGTGTTTACATCATTACTGCTCGTGGTAGGCGATGGCACCGTCACGTTCCCACACTGCCCGGCGGTGGTTGTATTCGCCGGGCCTACCCCGTACAGCGCTAGCGAGTAAACTCCGGAATTATTCGGAGCGCTAAGGTTGAGGGTGGTGGCATCCCCGCTCCAGCCTGCAAAATATGTACCACCGGGCAGCGTTACACTGGATTGTGCGATAGCCACGTCATTTCCATATTGGGTATCTGGCCATCCGCTGCCTCCTGCGTGGGCTCCCAGATCTGCCACCATCGTTCCCGCGCTATTCCACAAGCAGATGTCATAGTGATGACTAGTCGTGGCATCCACAGCGTTTACGTTGAATCCGAAATGGGTTACGGTCATCCCTTGCGCGGGAATCGTGAACGCGACCCAGTTGACCGCGTTTGCTGCGCTCAAGACGAGGTTGCTGGCTTCTGATGCCGGATTGTAGAGACTGAAAGAAGTAAGCGGAGCCTTCACGAGAACATTCGCCGAGGCGATACCGCTGTCTTGCTGCTGGCCGCCGGTTCCTGTATACGAAACCAAGTCTCCCGAAGTAGAGCTATTTGGACCTGTAGGTATCGCGGCCCCTGATCCAGCCTGGGGGCAATAAGTTATCTGTGACACTGAGCTGGACACGGAACCGACGCACGCCAATGCCGCATAGTTCGGCGCAGCGGAGGGAACCTGCCATGAATACGCCGTAAAGGTTGCAAGTGCTGGGCCAAATATATTGAATGTGTTCGCTGTAACGGAGGGGTTGGTCGTATTGCCCACGATGCTGACTTCGCCCACATGCACGCCATCCGAGGTGGACGATACTCCGCTGCTTGCACTAAGCGTCGTAAACGCCCCCGTTCCTGGTGTCGTTGCGCCCGTGGAGGATGGATTGATTGCCCCCGCGATCGATGGGTTAGGATAGGTTCCGCTGAGCGCTCCGCCTGCCGCGCCCGTAGGTGCTCCTCCGCCACCACCAGCCCCAGCCCCACCTCCGCCACCAGTTTGCTGAGCAATAGAAATGGCTGCCGAAGCAGCCATGATCAGGGCCACCAGCAGCCGGCGCATCAATCGTACTCCGTGACGGCGACGGTGGTCGCAGTCGCAGTCGCTGAGCGAAGATTACACAAGAGTGTGGCCGCGATCGCATAGCCACCCGAGTTATCCGGCGGCGTTCCGATCACCAGGCCATAGCCATGGCCCCATGGAATGGGGGTACCTAGAGTAACTGGCTGGGCCGGCGGTAGAACCGTCCTGATGGTGGTAAACGGTGGCGTGTTTCCATCCGCGAATTGCATTTGTATGCCCTGCGCGGTAACGCTGCCGTCTTCAATTATGTCGAAGCGCCGGGTTACCTGAGTTGCGGACACAGCGACAAAAGCGCCCGCGCTGCCGTTGAGGTTAATCAATCTGGTGTGGGCCATGTTATTTCTTCCTCATCGACATCAGCGTTTGCGCTAATCTAGCGCGCTTGCCGAGCTTGCCTTTTGCGCCAGACTTCTCGCTTGCATATTCAGCGGTTGACTCTCCGGCTTTTTTCGCAGCAGAAGAGAAGCTTCCCTTGTTCTTCGAGGTCGCTTTCGCGATCCAATTGGCCGATCCCATGATTTCCTCCTTGCCTACTGTTGACTCTCCACAAACACCTCGAGCTCGGCGCAAAAGGCGTCGAAGTTGTGCAGGTGTGGCCCGTGCAGAACGGTGAGCGTCAGCGTCTCTGTAGCAGCGTCGTAAACGTATTTCACATCCGCCCCGAAGTCGTGCGCCTCGCCCGAATACCCAGTGAGTTTCAGCCCCTTGGCGGCCACGGTGGATTCAAACCTTGCGAACCGGTCTGGGGCATAGTTGGTAATTTGAATAGTTTTCGTATTGCTCATTTCGTCTCCGTGACGGTCATTTGGCTCCCGCCCACAGTCGTGACGGTCGGCGGGATTACGGGTGCAGGGGTGGGCGCAGGGACGGCGGTCACCGCTTGATACGCATTCCATGCCGCGACGACGGCGTTAATGTACGCGGTGGTCTGCGCGATCGTGGGATTTGATATGCCTAACGCTTGTTGCTGTTGAACGACATACGGTTGCAGTGAAGCTAAGACCAGAGCCAGCTTTTGCGCCCCGCTACCGGCCTGGGCTCCTGCGGCGGCGGCGGCACCTTCTGCATTCGTCACCAAGGTGACAGTAAGGTTGTAGAGCGTTGCCATGCCAGGAAACGCTACGTCGATATATGGTTCGGCTGCCTTTGCGACCGGCAGTGCGATCGTAAAGAAGTCTTTGAAGATTGTGCCGACCTTGCCAAGAACAGATGTGAAGCTCATAGTGTTTTTTTTCCCGTCACCGTGACCTCAGCCACGGGGTTACCGACTACCTTAACGTTGCCCTGCTGATCCACGACCGCCGAGAGCTGTGGTGTCGGATACTGTTTGAGATAGGCGAACAGTGCAATCATCGCCGGGACCGTTGCCAGGCGGATCATGTTCAATACTCCCGCCTTGTCGAAAGTAAAGACCGCCGGGAGTGCAATCGCCCCCGACGCCGCGGATGCAAACGCGGAAACGAACGCCGCCAGTAGCCCCTGTAACCATAGTTTCCAATTCATCCGTTACGTCCTCCCTTTTTGCTGAGCATGGAAATCCCAATGACCATCGCCACTCCGACGATCAGGATGATGATGTCCACCTTACCCACCTAGCTCCGCGCTCATGGCATCACCACGTAAGACGGCCGCGTCTCAGGCCCAAGTGGGATATTCATCAACTCCCGCAGAAGGCTCTCCGAGTGCAGCCATATCGCCACGGAAACATCCATGCCGGTTTGCGGGTCGAAGCCTTCCGGTCTGCCGGCCGTTTCCCATTCGGAATAGGCTTCGCGTTCAATCTCGTCGTGTGTTGGTTGTTTCATGCTCGTGCCCTCGCTAGCCATCCCTTAAGATCCTTCTGCTTATCAGGATTTGCGGCCACATCCGCGTAGTAAAATCGTTCCGCCGAAGCGCGCAGATCAGTGAGCACCAGCAGCGAGTCCGCAGAACTAAGCTTCATCAGCGTCTGCACGCCGATTACGCCGTCTTCCGTGACCCCAACAGCGTCTTGCAGGAATTTACTCACCGGCTTTACGCCAATGTTGATCCCGAGCGACAGCAGCTTGTTCGCAATGTCCTGGTTGGAAATTTCCGTGATGCACAGCGGCAGGCAGTAGCTTTGTGCATACACGCCCTTAGCTATCTGCAGGGCGGCGATAGAGCCCATATCCTTGAAGAACCCGCTGGCACCCAAATCCTGGTGAAACCGCTGATCGATCCCATACCGAGTTTTGGTTACGCCGTCATCATTGGTGGTGATCACGCCGGTAAGCTTGCTGTCCTCAAAGCTCAATGCGTAGCTGATGGCGACGTCTTGGTTGGCCATTATGCCGACCGCAGGCCCTTATGCTCTTGCGCTGCGCGGTCGATTTCTGCTTTGAGCCGGACCAGTGCATGCGTAATGCCAACACAGGAAGGGGTACCACCATTCCATCCTTCCGGGTACATGAAGTCAGGCAAGTCCATCCAAAACTCCGCGGCCTTGGCTATCTGCCGCTTGATATCGGGGTGGAGCTCTGGAAACTCCATCCAATTGCTGACGGGATAGTTAGCGTAATAAACAATCTTCCCGGTAAGGGCTTCTAGTTCGTTAATCAGCTCACGTTGGTACCTGAAATCGACACCCGTGACATGGCTATGCAACGCCATTAACTCATCCAGGCGATGCAGTTCCTCACGTAACCGCTTCTCTTGGTGAGTGTGCGAGTAATTGTTAATCTCCACCACGGGCGAGCAAGCCATTTCCTTGGTGATACCGAACTCTCCAGCAACGCACCGCAGGTTGGCAACACACCCACCACTATTCCCCCATAACTGGGCTGCTATAGCAATGCGATACTTCTCAATCTCCTGCTCAAGCGTGGCGATCTTGAGCGCCTGATATTCAATCAACGATCCCTTTGTCATAGCTTCTCCATTTAGTGCATTCCCCATGCGTGCTTTATCAGCTCGATGATTCCTGTCATGAGTGCCGTACCTACCGCGGCAGCGATCGCCAGAAAGATCCTGTTGTGGGCAGCCCGGCCGATAGCTTCACCGCTTGCACTCGCCAGCACGTTGGCGACGTTCCTCTGCTCAGCAATGATTACCTCAAGACGCGAGGAGTTTTCCTTATGCCTGGCGTCCTGCTTCTTGTCATATATCTCAATTTCATGCTTGATCATGAGGGTTACCTTCTCTTCGTTTAGTGGCAATCGTTCCCCCGTTCGACGATTTTTAATGCTTCAAGATAGCCACCATCACGGCAGCGATTGCAATGAGCGCCATGATTATGGTCACGATGAAGTTGGCGCTTACCTGGTGGGAGGTCGTGGCCTCTCCCTTGCCCATATCCCTTCCTTCGATCCGGCCGCGCCACGCGGTTAATTCAGCTATTTTCTCCGCATTGCTCGCGCATCTTTGGTCCATTTCTTCCTTGGTGGCGAACGTGGCCTGCTGATCCTTCATCGCGGCCTTTATCTCGTTCGCGGCGTCCCACCTCTTATCGTTCGCCGTTTCGGCTTTTTCTATCGCCTTTTCGCCATATTGCCTCGCGGTAGTCGCCGTCTGCTCTACGGCCTTAATCGCGATGTCTATAGCTTGGCGGTTGGCCTTCCCGATTAGCGTGTCTGCCTTGAATCGAGCATCATACAGACGCTCTATATCCTTGAAGCGTCTGGCAAAGTGTGCATATACCGATTCGACAGTCCAAGCGTCACTCTTCTGGGGTCGGATGGGCACCTCACGTCTGTCATTGGATGGTCACGCCTTGTGTCGTAGTTCCCTGCGTCTTAGTGCTGGCAGATTGTGAGACGTACTCGTACCACGGACTACTTGGCACAGTTCCATTGATAATTGCCTGGATGTGCGTGACGTTGGGGTTAGCGACGCCGAGAGCTACCGCAGTCATAACGCCGCTGGTCGAGATGGTTCCCACGCCACTGGCCGAAGTAGTCCACGATGAAATCGCATCCCCACGCGCATTGGCTACACCCACCACGGTTGAAGTGAGCTGCACGCCGTCTGAATACTGAATCGTGGCCGCAAACTGGACCGTGTTGGGGACAGTCACATAGTTCAGGAAATTGCTTCCCGGGACATTCAGGTACACCTGGGAGATCGTCGCAGTGGTCAGCGTGTAAGTTGCGGTGCCTACCGCGCTGTTGACATATCCAGTGGCTGCAGCGATAGCTTTTACCATGGTCGTCGCTGTCACATTGAAGGTCCCTGTGTAGACCGTCGAGCCCGTGGTAGGCGTCGTCCCGTTGGTCGTGTAATAAATCGTCGAGCCCGCAGTCGCGTCGGTGATGATGACCGCCTGCGTGCCCGTAAAAGTCTGGGTGGGCGGGCTGAATACTGGAGTCGCAACAGTCGGCGCGGCACCGCAGTGCATCGTCCAGATCGAGAAAGGGATGCTGGTCGGAGATGAGGTCGCCTGCACGTTTGCTGTGCCGGTAGCAGCGCAGGAAACGAGCCCGGTGCTGCCAACCGTCAGGATGGTGCCATTTGAACTTGTCCAGACGGCCGTGTTGCCAAACGAGTCAGGCAGGGGGCGCGCCACTGAATCGGAATATGTTCCTGTAGCCGTGAACTGGATAGCCGGAGCACCCACCGTAAGCGTGTTGATGCCGCCCACGTTTCCTAGATAACCGCCCGTCAGGGTTGGCGTGTTGAGCGTATATGCGTTGCTCGAGATTCCGCTGGTTAGGTATCCTGCTGCGACTGCAAGGGCCTGAACCGTTGTGGTCGCAGTCAGAGATAAGGCAGTCGAATAAACCGGAGAGCCGGTCGTCGGGGTGGTGCCGTTGATGGTGTAGTGAATGGTTGAGCTGGGTGTTGAATCGGTCAGCGAAACCGACAGCGTACCGGTAAACGACTGTGCCGTGGGGCTCATTACCGGGGTCGCCGCGGTCGGTGTGCCGCCTCCGGTATAAGCTGCGCTCACCACGGCCGATGGAGCGAATCCATATCCAGATGGGTAGGTGGTCGGCTGGTTCGCTGCACCCCACATGCCAACCGTTTTCACCGTCGCTGCTGCTGTCAAAGTGAATGGTCCGGTATAGAACTGCGCCGGGACGGTTCCAGGTACAGGCGTCGAGCCGTCTGTGGTATACCAGATGCTCGTATTTGAATTGATGCCCGTGCCAGGGTTGGACAGGGTCACGGAAAGTGGGAAGCTCTGCGCGCCGGCCGGTGGGTATATCGTTGGCGCGGTGCTGGCGGTCACTGAGCAGGTGCTCGTACCGTTAGTATTGATTGAATTGGCCGCGCCTGGGGTGTTGCCGCTGAAGGTAATGTTGTTGGACGCTCCGTTGGTCAGTGGCACATAGTTCATGGTGGCCGAGCTACCTTGGCCTATGCTGCCAGGTCCGCAGAAGGTGTTATTCGTAACCGTGAACGTCCCTGAAAAGTTCGCGCTGATGGCGACACTCCAGACGCCCTGAAACATTTCGTTCACTGCCGAAGAGTTGTAGCCAAACATCTCATGCGCGATAGCCAGCCAACTTGAGGCCTGATTGCCGATATAGAGGTTTCCTATGCCATGGGTGGGGTAGCTCCCTCCATTGGCCAGGGACAGCGCCATCGAGTAGTAGCTCGCCAGGTAATCGTCGTGGTAGCTGTTGTATTCGAGATATTCGTCTCCGCTGATCGGATTAATTTGCGACTCAATCGCTATTCTGTGGATGTAGCTGAAGTCGTTGTAGTCCATCGTGCAGCTGTTGCAGAAGATCGTGCTGGTGTACGCAGGATTCTGGAAGTCCTTAATCCCCTCTTCCTGGTAATAGACCGTATTGTTAGATATCACCAGATCGGTTGCGCCAGGGTGAATGCCCACAAAAGCGCAATAGCCCCCGTATGAGCTGGGGTTGCCGCCCTGATAGGGCGCACCGGTCACGCCCATGATGTTCGAGCAGTTGCCAGAAGCCCCACCACGGTTCCAGGTGATGGTGATGTTCTGGTCGTTATTGGTGGGGTTGACGCCATCCATATCGATCAGCGTGTCGTGCGGATCGCCGGTCCCGCTCGCGCCTCCGGTCTGGTTGCCATAGAGATAATTGCGCGTGATAGTCAGGTTCTGCTGATTCGCCGGCACATAGATGCTGCACCCGCCCAGCGCAGACGGAGTTTCCCCGTTGAATCCCATGTATTCAATGCTTTCGGTTGCAGTGGACGGCGCCAGCGTCACCAGGCAGGTGCGACCGAGATTGCCTTGGATGGTCGCTGTGGGGGTGTATCCGAGGTGAATGTAGCCGTCGGGGTTGGTGTAAGCAGCCAAGGGCACGGTGGGGCCAGCAAGCGATACGCCGCTGGGAACGTTGAGGGTTGAGGTTGCGGTGTATGTGCCTGCCGCAAAGGTCACGAGGTTCCCACTGCCGCATGCGCTCACCGTCGATTGCACTGAAGACCATGCCGTTCCTGACGCGATGGGGCAGGTAGCGGCATGTGCTGCGCCGCATCCAAAGACCATCATGAGCAGAAACAGCAGTCTACGTACCACCGCAGACCCCATACTTTATGCGGTAAGCAGTCGAGGCAGCCAGAGCCACTTCCGTGGTCACCGTCAACGCGACTTGGCCAGTGGTATTCGATGCCACATCTTCCGGACCCAGGAACGTGGTGCCGCCAGTAACCTCTATTGGGCAGGTTGGAATATTCACGCGCGTGCCCGGAAGGGTGATAGTTAGGATTGTCCCCGCAGCCAGAGACCCGGTGCCAGTGGTGAAGGTAAGCGTGCCTGACAGTGAATCGTTGATTACTCCGCTTACGGCTGTCGGTGTAGTGGCTCCGGTTCCCACCTGCGCTGTCGCGCCCAGAGTATAGACCGCCGTACCAAGACCGTTGATACCGCTTAAGGTTCCATTGGTCAGGGTGACCGAAGTTCCGGTCGCTGCACCAATGTTGGGCGTGATCAAGGTCGGGCTGGTCTGCAGCGGAACTACCGTGCCTGAGCCTGTGGTCGTGTAGCTGGTGCCCCACGCCGTGCCGGTGGAATTGGGTATTCCGGCGCCAGGGTAGACCATCGACCCGCCGCCGCTACCTGCAACCACCAGGCCGCCGACGCAGGAAAGCGGACCGGATGAATTGCTGCCGATGATGGCATTCGGTCCTGAGCACGATGCGCCAATGGTCGGTGATGCGGTGGGTAGCAGTACTTGTCCAGGCACAGGCACGAAATTGAAGTAGCCTACCCTGAGCTGATCTGTCGTGGTCGCGTTATAGAACTGAATTTGCAGGATGCAGCCCGCGCGACCAGTGAAGTCCACCGGAAACGAGAATGGTTGCCATGCTGTCGTAGTCGTAAAAGTTCCCGAGGAAATGCTGCCCGCCGACGAGCATTGTCCAGTGCCAGAATCAAAGGCTGAAATCTGAATCGTAACTGTGCTGCCGGCCGCTACGGTCTTGAGGTCCATGGAAGCGACATAAGGGCCGTCGACCAGCCTCTGGTGCGGTCCGATGTAGATAGAGCCGTTGAACCCATCGAATGACTCGGGACGGCAAAGGGCGGCACCGCCAAGGTTGCAGGCTGCATAGTTTGCCCAGAATGGCTCGGTCGGATCTTGCACGTTCTGCGCCGACATTGGATCTGAGTCGAATGAGTAGTTAGTGTTCCACTCGCCCGGGTGAATCATCCCGCCAAGCGCGTTCTCGTAGGGGTGGACGTTGTTCCCAGTGATGCTCGCTTCGTTCGAATGGCCCGTGTAGCCCTGAGCGAAGCCAGCCCCGCAGTGTGTCGGAGGGCCGCCACCACCCGCATAGACTTCGCACTTGGAGTTGGTTCCCCAGTTATAAAACTGCGGGTGAACATTCCAGACATTCGTGAAGTATTGCGAGTTGCCGCCCGACAGGTCCCCGAGATCGTTGTTGTCCCCATAGTTCAGTGCGGGCAGAGACATCTGGCTATTCGTGATGGTGTGGCCTGAGCCGCCCCAGTAAGTGGGCACATCTTCAAAGTCCACATTGTCGTAGGTGTTGCCGAAACCGTCATCCACCACGTACGGGTTTACTTCGATGTGAGACCCGTTCTCCGGTTCGCAGGCGGCCACAGTGGTCTGATTCTGCGCATTAAAAGTCACAAGGCTTCCGGTCTGCTCATCCAGCGTGTAGCCCTGATAAAGACAGGTCGTCGCGCCGACTGCGGTGCCGTCATAAGGCGAAATCTCGGTGCTGTAGTTGTCCAGGCGGGCGATGAAGCTTTGCTGGAAGTCGACCAGGGCCAGCGGATAGGCTCCCCGGAATGACATGTCATGGATGTGGTTTCCCGTGCCTGTCGGGCCGACAGGACCGATATAATGCTGCCCAGCAGATGCGGCGCCCTGCATGATCCCAAACATCACGCCATTCGAGTTGAACCCACCCATGTCCACGGCGTAGGGGACGGCATTGGAAGCAGAGTAGAAGTCTTGCGTGCCATTCGTGTTCTGTATCTGCGTCGTCCCGAAGTAGAGGTGCTCGAGGAAAGAGTTCGTCAGCCCAGTGTTCGCAAAGGTCTGAGCGTTGGCGGTGGGGAACGACAGCGCTGCTGCACCGCCGCATTCACCTGGGAACCAGTTCGCGCCCGACGGAGTCGAGTCGTTGGTGTTGATCGATGGGATGACGGGCCACGGCTGATCGGACGAGCTCCCAAACAGGTTCTTCGCCGGGCACGGATTCATCGGCGCAATCACCGTGGTGCCCGAACAGCCGGCAGAGGTCGCAGGGCCGCGGCGAAGGATGGCCGTGTACGGGCCGTACGAATTGCTCCCCATGTAATCGGCTTCGATGCCGCATACTTTGATGTGCCCATGCTGCGCGAAGTTCGACTCAAAGCCCGGGATCGGCGCGGTCGACAGCGTCAGGGTCAAAGTCAGGGGATACGTGATCGTGGTCGGGATCGTAGTTGTGGTGCTTTGTATCGCTGTGCCGGTGAACCATTCTGCCTGCGCGACCGTGTACCCAGATGTGTTGGGCAGCGCAGTCGAAAGCGTTGTGCCTGTGAACCCTGCCGAGCATCCAGCACCCGTGTTACTTGAGACCGTCGCCGTGAATATCGTGGTGAAGTACGGAAACATAATCGTCTGCCCAACTGCGGGCACACGGCCAAGCGCGGTGGGTACGCAGATGACCGAGGAGTTCTGTGCCGTGCTGGCCACACCGTTGGTGCAATTCAGTACCCACCCGGGCGCGCATGGTTGATTTGCCAGCGGAGTGTGCTGGTAAAGCGGGCGATAGAGCGGCGTATGGACGGTCGGCGTTCCGGCTGCGTTGTAGCTGGTCCACGGTCCACCAACTATGCCCGTGGGGTCAACGCCCGAATCAAGCGTGAAGCCAACATCCTCGACACGCAGGCCTGCAGCAGTTGCCTTGCCCTGACCTGACGCGTCCGGCTGCTGTAGGATGTCCTGCCCCGGGCCGCCAATAAACCCGCCAAATTGCGCCTGCTGGCCGATGAGCGACTGCCCGTTGTTCCATGCGATTGGCTGGGCGACCAGCATTCTGCAGCCCACAGGGATGCTCAGTGGCGATCCGCCTGCGCTATTCATCGCATTCTGGATATTCGACACACCCCCGGGATTGCCGGCGTTGGGAGCGGAGTTGTCGGTGCCCAGTTGCGCGAAGCCGCTGAAGTTGAACGGCGCATTCGATGAAAGTGAAAAGTTGGGGTAGGTATAGGCCGTGATCGTGGGCGTCCACGAATACTGCGGAGACTGGTACCCGTAGCCAGTCTGCACGGTGAAAGTCATCGTCTTGCCGATATCCGTTACCGCTCCGATCAGCGAACCCACGCTTACCAAATTGGAGCCTGCGGTCAGCGATACAGTTAAGGGCGTCTGCCCACCATCGCAGACGACGCCGAATTGCGAAATCTGCAGATAGTCCGCGCCCTGGCGGAGGTCCTTCGTGTGCACTGAATTGTTAGTAAAGGGCAGCTGCGCCATGCCCTGAGGAAGAATCGCCGTGGTCGTGCCGCTGGGAGCCGCAGCAAAGAAGGCGTTCGCTTGCAGCAGTGTCGTGGTTGGCTGTAATGCATAGAGCCCAGGCGCGCCAGAGACCGTGTTGCCGGAGGTCAGGTAAGCGCCGAGTTGCAATGCGCTCCCGGGACCGCCGCCGCCTCCTCCGCTTCCAATAGCTTGGCAGTTTAGCGAGTTGCCATGAACATCAACGCCCGTGCCAGCATAGCCGATAATGCATGGCGTCCCTGCTGCAGCTAACGCGCTCGCGGTTGCGGCTAACCCGGTGGTGTTCTGGTTCCATATCGTGACTGGGCCCGTCAGACCGGTGTATGCAACATTGGTTGCGGTGCCTGCGTTGCCGGTGATCGAGCCCGAAGGGATTACATAGTCGACGCCAGGGGTTGCAGGGATGATGCCGTTCGGTCCGCCAGTGCCCTTGTAGACCAGCGTGGTTGCAGGTGCGCTTGCCCCACCGCCCGCGGCTACTGCGATGTACTGCGTGCCGTTCCACGAGTAGTAGCTGGTCGGCACCGTGGTTACGTCGACCAGGCCAAGCTCTATGCTGCCCTTTGCCGCCGCGATAACCGCCTGCGCATTCGCTGTACCCACGCTCTGGTACCACGCGCTGTTCAAGATCACAGTGTTGGTGGCTGGCGTAGTCATGTTCTGGTTTAACGCTTCCTGCAAGCCGCCCGTGCCTGACTGAATGAAGAACGGCACCTGGTGGGAATTGACCGCAGCGATCGAGATAGCGCAGGTTTGGTTGTTGTCAAGAACTGCGGTGGGCGTGACGGTCTCAGTCAGCGCCGGGGAGCCGTCCACGATCGTTACAGGTGCGGCAGCTCCGGAGGGAGGAGCCCAGAAAGCAAACTGCTTCAGCGGTCCAGATGCATTGCAGGTGCCACCTGGCCATGAGTAGGTATTTGGCGCGTAGCCTGCGACCTTGTACTGATACTGACTTGCGATGACCTGGCCTTCGACGTTCTGTCCCTGCATGGGTGCAGAGCAAAGCAGAAGGATCAGGACCCCCAGGAGTTTCTTCAGTGTAGATTCCGGTATACGAGCTCGCCCGCAGTCGCGGGATCGGCAATATATGTCAGCTCTTCTGGTGGTGACGGAAACGCGGCTACCCATTGCGGCGGCGGCTGATTCGCGGGTGGCTTGCACGGCTCCGCAAGACAGTCCACAACCCACTTTGTCTCCTGCAATGCGACGTCGATGAGCGATAGACCGGGCTCCGATTGGCAGGCGAACACCGGATCACCCAAGCATCCATCGCACATTGGTTGCATGACCGCATACCGCAGCGGGCCACAATGCAGGTCGGTAGGATCAAACGAATACGTCTTGTGATCAAACTCCCAGGTAGACTGTCCCTGCACTTTTGGGCACAGCAATGCGATCGCCAGAAGAGCGAGGAGGAGTTTGCGCAAGATGTTGGAGGGCTTAGCGAATCACCTTGACGAGGTAGCTATTCCCTCGCTGGCTACTGCCACGTTGGCATTGAGCAACTCTACGGTGTTTTGGAAGGCCCGGACAAGAACTTCGGTCGGGATGTCTAGGGGATAGACCGACCCTGAGCGCGCCATGCCTGCCATCACGCAATCCGCAATCATGTCCAGCACGTCAATCAGGTTCACGTCACTAGGCACCCCGTCTGGTTGCAAAAGGTGATGCCGGTTGATCTTGCGGTGCGCGTCCCACCACTCGGTTTGCTTGAACCCGGTCAGGAAGTCGCGGTGAAAGCCGTCGATGTCGGAAATCTTATCTAGATCGTGATATTTTGCCCGCTCGGCGATCAGGAACCGAAACAAGTCCAAGGCTGCGCGCACGTCGTGAATGTGCTGGATGCTGCTTTCGAGCAGGGTCTCCTTGCTGGTGTTCGCGAAGTCGCAAGTTCTGGTGTCGGCAGTGGCGCTCTTATTGATTGTAATCATGGGAATCCGTAAGATCCGGTTGGATTGTCTTCGCAGATGATGTCGTATGTCATCGCCGTGCCTGAAGGATGGACCACCGTAATTCCCCCAGCCGATACGGCCGTCACCTTGGAAGTGTTAGCCAGAATTGAGGTTGCGCCTGCATTGATAGCAGCGCTGTCGCCTGTGCTGCGTGCAAGCTGGCACGAACCATTAATGGTCATGGTCTGAATCCCCACCGATTCAGTTGTGACCGCAGTGTTGATCTGAAAAAACTGGTCGCCCATATATCCGAGGAAGCCCAAAGCCCTGAGTGTAGTCGAGCCCGCACCAAGAAAGGTCAGCACGCCCGCTCCAGCCGAGCAAATCTGATTGCCTGAACCATCGGTCGAGTTTTGGAAGATGGCGTTGCGCCCCAGAAACGTGCGCGTCTCCCCACCGACTAGAGAGTTGATAAAGCAGTTTGTTGCTCCTCCGATTCCCGCGGTGCCAAGCTCTGAGTTGCCCTCCATCCGCGTATCGACTACGTTCTGCAGCTCGATTTCATACTGCTTGGTTGCAGGCGCTATCGGTGGCGAAGTCGTGAAGTAGTTGTTGATCACGTTCGCCCCAGCCGTATTCAGTGCCGAGCCCGCGCCTGCTTCACCGAGCACGATCTGGTGCGGTGAAGCTTCGAAGTAGTTCCCATCGATGATCGTGCCCCGCGAATGCATATCGTAGATTGATCCGCCGTTGGGGCTGGTGCCGCAGTGCTCTAAGTCGTTGTCACGATAGCTGTTGTTGAGCGATCCGGTCAAGCCGCCTGGGTTGCTGTTGCGGTCATTCCAGATGCACCAGTTGCTGTTGACCACAATCTGGTTGTCGTGGATGTGCATCGCGTTCGGCGTGAAGATGTTGGGGCCCGATCCGGTAGAACTGCAGGTATAAGGGTAGGACGCGTTGCAGATGGTCGGGATCAGGTGAATCCCGTTTAGGTTATTCGTGATCAGGTTGTCGTAGATGTTTGAGCTGTTTGTGCCCTCAACCCTGATTCCATCTCCTGCCGCGAATCCCTGGATCAGCATGTTGCGAATTGTGATCCGGTTGGTCGGATACGTATGGATGCCGCTGGTTGCCGACGCTGTACCGTTGACCTGAAAGCCTTCAATGATCAGTTGCGAATCGCCGGGTCCATTGGTGCCAATTGGGGTAACAATCGCATCATTTGTGCCCGTATAGCTGATTACCGTGCCAGGAGAGCCGGTCAACTTGTAGGTGCCGAAGATGTTCAAGGGCAGCGAAATAGACGTTGTGTATGAATAGCTGCCGGCCGGAATGTAGAGTTCACACTGACTGCCGCATGACGCCAGCGCCGCGGTGACCTTCGCGCCCAGGTCGAGATAGCTGGCGAAGCAGCTCGACTCAACGTTGACCGTTCCATTCACCGAGCACGAGGTCGTGTTGCCCATGTTCGTTACGTTGTACCCACCAAAGTCGAGCGGTCCGGAGATACTCTGCGGTCCATGATTCAGGGGCTGCGAAAGGATCGGCATTGGGTAGATCACCGTCCCATTCCATAGCGGGGCCCCCGCCGATACGTTCACTGTGCCAGAAAGCCCGCCGTTGAGTTGCCATGCTTGCGGCCATCCTGGATAAGCGTTGCCGCTTGAGCTGGTCAATGAGACGTTGTAGCCCTGATACGGAATGATGGTGTCGTTGAATGCGATTGTGCATGGTGACGTATTGCTCCCTGGTGGATTAGCTCCTGTAACCAGCGGGACAGATTGCGTGTATTGTGCTGTCGCGCTGGTAGTGGTGCCCTGCAGCGTCTCTGCACCGCTTGCTGTGCCAATGTAAACCTTGATGCCAGTCGCATTTGCCGGGAATGATACGGGTGGCGACACTAAGATCGATTGCAGGGTTACCGTCTGGATTCTGAATTCAGGGGACGGTAATGACTCGCCAGCAGAATTGTAAAACGTGTACTCGATAAAGTAGATGCCACTGGGCAGCGTGCTGGTTACACTGGTCGTTGTGGTCGGGAATTGCAAAGGGTTGGGCAGGCCTACGACTGTGCCATCTGTGCTGGTATAGCACTGACTTGTTAGCTGGGCGATGTTGCCGGTGCCGACAAGCAGACCGCTCTGTTGCAATTGGAACGTCAGGGTTGCATTCTTGACCGGCAGACCGGATGGTCCCTGTAGGGGTCCGGTCACAGTTCCAGCGAACGCGGTCGATGCCACTATAATCAGCAGTGCAAATAGGAGTGTTTTCAATGGAGAACAAGAAATATCACGAGGTTGCGTTTGGCCGCCTGAAATACAGAATCGCGCTAATTCCGGAAAACTCTCCACTGGCCAAGCTGGATTACCAAGCGGGACATTTGTGCTGGCATTCTGGAGACCAATCCAATGCCCCAAGACCGGCGAGATGGTGCATCCAGCTCAAGACGACTTCGAGTTTTTAACCCAACGGCAACTTGACTTGAGCGACTACAGACGTAAGTAGCCATATCTTCAAACCGCCATACTCCATCTTCCCCAAGCCAAAGCCCATGTCCCTTGATGCCGATCCGACTCACTTGGCGCACGCTGCTACGCTGCACTGAATCAACCCCGCTCTCTTCTCTACCAGCAGCGCTTGCGCGTTCTGCTGCAATTCGTCATGCTTTGCGGCATCCTCGTTGTCCAGAACGCACATGGCTCCTAGCCGAAACGCTTGAAACGCTACGGATGTGTCTCTCGGACCCCACCATCGGCTACCCAGAGCTAGACCTTCTATGCCCAAGATGCCAGCACGTTGGTAGCGCTCGTGCAGACCTAGTTTCTCGACGCCTTCAGGGAATGGCATTTGAAGCCCTATCGCGTCGGCAGGTAGGTCAGTGGCCAATGCGATGCGCCATGGAAGGCTGCGAAGCTCGTCGACCAGTGGTCGTAATCGGGAACGCCAGTACCACCAGCGAAGAGCTACGATTGCAGCTCGTGGACGCGAGCATACCCGAGGACTTTCTTTGCGCAAAAGGCCACCGGATTCGGAAAATGGTTTAGTCTTCATACTTCAAAACTACGGTGTTTCGTAGCTTCGAAATACTCATTGAGTACGCGCATGGCCCTATCCAATGCGGCCCTATCCAATGCGGCGTGCTGGCGAGATGCGAGGGGCAGATCATAGGGGTTGACGATTACATCGCTATGCCACCCACCGATCGGTGATAGAAAATAAGCCGTGGTTGATGCGGCCGCAGATCCGGCGAGCAGGGAGAGGAACGAACGGCGATTCAAAATGGCTGCCCCCTCCAGGTAATCTCGTATCCCTTCTTGCGCCACTTATCGACCACCCGGATAATTATCTGGGCCGTCGCGAACGATCCGAGCGCTACCCCAACGAAAAAGCTGACTATGCAATCCAGGTGATTCATGTGATGTTCCCACATAACACGCGGCGCGCATCCTCAAAAGAATCAAACTGGGCGTGCTGGACGCCGCCCCAATAGAACGGGTTTCGCACGAACCAGAGGGGCAACCTTTCATGCCTGTAAAGGGTTAGCTTGTCGTCATTGACGGTTCTCATGGGTACTCCCGATACAGATTGGGCATTTTGGCGACAGCCTTTTCCAGTAGAATCTGGGCCACATTGCCGATTGCGTTCATTTGCAGCGACAAACAAGTGCTTCCGCGCGGCTCCGCCTCGATATCCGCCAAGATCGCATCCAAGACGTAAATGTTATCCCCGGCGGGAGGCTTCAGGCGATCTATATAGCCCTGCACCTTTTCGGGCAAGGGTGCGTCTGGATCTTCACTCACGCATGCGCTTTCTTGGCTTCGGCTTCCTTCCGCAACCATTCATGATCAGGTGTTTCAGCTGGTACGCTGCCACCATGCTCGACCGTGCCGACATTGTCTGCTGGGTTCGGAGATGTGCTCTGTGCAGGCGGCTGGTTGGCGATCACGGGATGCTCAGGCTGCCTGAGCGATGCCCACACGGGATGCTCAGGCAGCCCTCCAGCATGGCTCGCTTCAGGGGACCATGAATTCGCAGTCTCATCTGCTTCCGGCACAATCGCCGTGCCATCGGAATAGACATTCTGGACCACGCTGCCGGTATTGCCGTCGATGATTTGTGTGTCCAAATCCTTGCTTTCCAGATCGCGTGCATGCCCCTGCGCATCGCCCTCTTCGGCGAACGAGGAATCGTAAACGTATGGTGCGGATGAATTCACTCGTGTCTGCACCCGGTAGCGCGCATATGACAGCGGCGGCTCTTCGGCTGCAGTCGGCGGCACAACTTCGGTTTCATAGCCGGCATCTTTGAGCGTGCGGGCGCGCGCTTTGGCTTCGGCTTCAGTCGCGTGGGTGGAATCGAGCGCGTGGTGCTCAAGGCTTGCAAACTTGGACTTAGCTTTCACTTGGTAGCGCTTGGCAATATGCTCTTCCGAGCCGCTCTCCAGCTGTTCAAGGGCTGCCCAGGTGGATTTGCTCATAGTGATTGCGTTCTGCGGCTCAAGCTCGTCGAAGCGGACATTGAAGCCGCGGTAGATGTGTGGAGTGACATGTGACATGGATGCTATTCCCTTCCTAAACGTATTGAATCGCCTAGATTGTTCGGCTTGTTGAAGTCTTAGCGCGCTGCAGTCGTATTAGAAATCGATTAACGGCTTAGAGCCGGTGCAAACCGCCCCCGAAAAGTAGCCAAAGGATGAGCAGCAGAATCAAAATTCCGCCTATTCCGAACCCTCCACCGGCGCCGTAGCGGCCATAGCCCCAATAGCCACCACCACCTGCGAGGAGTAGAACCACTACCACGATGATTAGCAGCATTTATGCCTCATTTCGGCTCACTCAATTTGTCCAGCCGCGTTCACTTTGATGCCGTAACGTTGGCCGTGAGCAATAGCCATCTTTCGCTTCAGCTCTTGAAATGAATCCTCAGGCGCCCACTCTGCACCGAACTGCTCACACATTTGGCGCGCTAGCTCCATATCCCACGGGCTAACCTCTCCGATATCTCGGCCGTCGAATTTCATGGTCCCTCGACCGACTTCAGCAGCATTTTTGCCTCATTTCGAATGTGCCCGCTTACAATAGCGCCATTCTGTCAAAGTATGCTCTGGTCGCGTATTGCCGCAGCTCGCGCAAAGACCGGTATCGCATTTATTCACAACGTCGGAATCATATAATGCGGCCCCCTGCGCGCGATCTTCCGCTTCAGCTTGGCGCCTGCCGTCCTTTACGCCTTGCTGGTGGCCTAAATCGTATGCATCCATCTGCGACACGGCACGAACCGCACGATTCATGACCGCCTGCGTATAGCGATCCAGCAAGTTGCTGCAATGTGGAAGCAGATCCCGCAACTGCGCACGAGTCAGCCTGTATTCATTCTCGTCGGTCTGGCATGCGATCGATTTGTCTGTCAATTGCTTGTCATCTACCCTTAGCGTAGCTGCCACCAAACAACACCTATGCCCCCCAGAACCGCACTCAGTGCCACACCGAAGACCACTCCGCGCCACCATCCCCTGCACCACCCACGATCATGCTGCCGCTTCACTGTGCTGTTCATGCTTGCTATGGTTGCCCACGTAAGCCGGCGGTTGATATCTGCATTGACCCTGTCGCAGGCAGCCACAATGGGCAGCGGGCCCAGATCATCACCGTAGCCGTGCAGAAGTAGCCTCATCGGTGGCCCTTCACTCTAACGCATTGATAATCGCCATCTTGCGGCTTGGTTGCGTCGACATCTTCCCAGCCTGAAAGGTCGACGGTGGTGGCTGTAAAGGTTTCCTGGCCTGTGGTGACTCCACCAATAGTTGCTGGTCCTTGCGTAAAGGTCGCTGTGATCCCCCGGTGGTAGCGCTGCGTCTTGAATCCATCGGGACACGAAGGGCGCATCGGAATCACATCAGGTATGCCGTCTGCCCAGGAAGCTTGGTAGATCGGACCGGATTGCACGGTGATCTGAGCATGAAGCGCGGGTACAAACATCAGCGCGATCGCCAGCAGAATAGGTTCCATAATCCCTCAAAAATCGGGCCGCCACCTTGACCTGACGGCCCATTGCGAACGTTGTAACCGTGCTGGGCTGTTTCTTGACCCACCGATGGTCACCACGTTGCAGGATCTCCCTGCAGACCATTTGCCCAGCACGGAGCTTGTTAATTCCTGCAAAACCTGTTCACCACACACGCAATCACCAGCGCTGCCACAATCGCAATCGGCCACAGCGGCCAGGGGATATGCGGATCAGGTGCCAATTCAAAGCCATACTCGTTTCTCGGCATGCCCCACCAATCGCCCTCGTTGCTCCGGTAGAAGGTGTACGGTAGATCGCCTATTAAGCTCATGGCTGAGGCACTTCCTCAAATCCGCTATCCCGATAGCAATTGCGCTTGTAGTCATACGTGCGACTAGACCTAGCCGCGCTGCTTTCCAGATGCAAATCAGGCCGCTCGATAGTAAGGCGGAGCGGACCGTGCGAGCTTCCATGGCGACTTGGCCGCGGATCATAATCGCCGATAATGACGTTCAGCGTCGGGTCTGCTCTTTGCAGCCAAGCGATGAGTTCGGCGACTGTCATTAAATAATCCTCCACCAAATCCGAACACGAGCAAAAGCGTTGAAGGCGGTAGGCGGCTATATTCCACGCGGCGAATTCCAACTCCGTAGCGCGGGCCGCTTACCGTTTACAGTGGGCCTGATTGGATGCGCACGACCCGCAAAGTCCATGGCGCAAATCCATCCTCAAATGGGCGCTTCATCGCCTAAGTCCTGCAACCAACTGCATCACGCTAAATCCGCCACTGTCCACCTTTGCCCATGTCTTTTCATGTGTCCAACTTGCGATCTTATGATGCAGCCCAATCCACGTTAACTCCCCGCGATCCACCAAGATGTCGACTTGCTTGCGACTGTAATGCCGATGGCTTGTGCTGGTGCATCTGTGCCCAATCGTGACATCGTGAAACCGCTGGCTTTCTGCATCAGACATCACGCATATACGCTTGGGCGGCGGTGTGTGGCTGACAACAAACAGCCGCTCGTGCCGGTTGAGACTCTGGGGTGAATGGTCTCTGCATCTGAGCCTGATACGCTTTAGTTTGCGACGTTCCCGTGCGTTCAAGGAGACGACTCCGCTCTACTCGCTTTGATTGAGATTACCGGCTCTCAACTGGCATCCCCAGTCGCATTCGCTGGGCATCATCAGCAAATTGTCGTGGACCACGAAGAAGCCCAGGAGCCTACCTCGCTCCGGCGTACAGGCAGCTTCCGGCGTGGTCTCGATTCCCGTTGTAGTCCATGAGGCAGCCTTGCGCACTACTTTTGTGCTGGGCCGGTTCGCTTTGCAGAACGCGTAGGAAGCCCGTAGCGCTTCATTTTCTTCCACAAGGCTGTTTTCCCTATGCCAAGCACTTTCAGCGCGTCCTTGGTGCCACAGCGCTCGACGGCGGCTATAACCGTGCGTCGCTCTGCTTCGGCAATCGTCATCAGCGGCCATTCCTGCAACATGGGTTTCGGCTGAACTACCTGCACCGGCCAGTGTTGAATCTCGCGGTGAAGAGGTTTGCCACACCGCCGGCACTTGGGGGAGGGTTCTTGTATGCATTCGCAGGCTGGGCAACGAATCATCGGCGCCGCTCCCAAAGTTCCCAGCCGTGCTGGTTGAAATTGCTAATCAACGCCATATTGACCGCTCCAAATGGACCCAGAGCCGCAATAACTGCGCAGATTCCCACATCGTCCCTGGAGTGCTCCTGCAGAATTTCCCAGTCGTGAGTGTTGCGATAATCGCAATATGCCATCATGGTGCCCCACCCGTAGAAACCACACGCAACCCAAATAGCTACCCCAAAACACCACCTGTAGACAACCAGCCGACCCACTGTGGACAAATCGCGACACTGTGTACAGGGTTTCATTTTGCCTCCATTGCTTTGGGTGCCACCAACCGAATCGTGTGGCCAATAGCACGGAACTCTAGATGTTTGCCTGAAGCGAGCTTATCGATCTGCTCAGCTGTCAGGCGAATAACCCACACGTCTGCTGGTTTCATGGCTTGCGCTTTCCCGGTTTCACCGATTGCGGCCGAGTTTCATGTCTGCATGCTGCGCACAGCCATCGTTCCTGCGCTTGTGGGCCTGCTTTTACGCGATAGACGCCAGCAACTGGCACCTGACATCCATGGCAAACGTAACTTCCGGCAAAACCACCGTTCTGCTGTGGCGAGCTGGCACCGCTGCAACGCACCGCTGACCATAAGCGATCGGGACCACCAACCCACGCCGCTTTGATCTCTGGCTGAATTGCGTTTGGATTCTTTTCGTATGTCATTCGCCAGCCGCCTTTGCTTTGTGGTCGCTGCCAATGAGCACAGGTTGCGGTTTCTTGCCCGGTTCAGGTTGACTGTATCCAGCACGCCAAGCTGTGAGGCACTGGCAGTCTTTCGCGTATCGCTCGAGCTTGCCTTGGTAGCTCGCCCAGAAGAACATCTGCCCTCCGCAACAGGTGGTGCCGTTACCGGGCTTTTGTGCACCTCCGCCAGTTTCACGCTCGCAGGGTATAAACTTCCCACGCACCCGCGCCGCTGCCTGCTTCTGCTCTTTTTCGCTCTTGGGTATTCTGTCTTTCACTGTTCCCACTCCTTTGGGTCTTCCGTGTAGCACTTGTCGTTAAACCACGTTGCCGGATAGGGGATAAACCTTTGCTCCTTGTGGCCGGCAGGACTAGCGGCGTATTCCATGACACGCGCGCGCAGGGCTTTGACTGGGTCCTCGTCGTCGAGGTTCTCCAGGGCTTTCTTGATAGCTTTCTTTGCACGCT